TTACATACTTCGATATCTATATGCTAAATACGCAAGTCCGAATATACCAACCGTCAAATTTCCCATTTGTAAAAGACCACGATTGTATTGGTCTTTTGTATTCTGGTGTTTTTCACTTGCACCATTGTCTGCTTTTTGCAATTGTTCTAGTAGCAATTTATTTTTGCATTTTTCTTGCGTGATACATTGTTGTTGATTTGAATCATCAATCGTTCCACAATTGACCGAGTTTACATTGCTGCATTCAGTAACTGTTGGCATGTCATTTGCGCCTACATAAAAAAAATCATTCGGACTGTAATTATTTAAGAAATCAATAGACATATTTATATTACAATATCACTATATTTTGTTACACACACACACGGTAATAGTTATAATTCATTGCCGTAGCACTATTTCGTTGGAATTCGCAAATTTCGCCCGGTCGAAGATAGATTGCTAAAGCTTGAGGGTCGAATCGCGAAATTTCGGGTAATTGTTTTTTGTTATGAATACTGTATTTTTGTTTTAAATCGTTAACCTCTGCCTCGTTCAAAATTCTGGCTTTGGGAACCAAAGAATGGTTTAAAATATTGAATTGTAAGCGATTAATATTATGCAAGACAATGAATTTTTCACTATGGTCATAAAAGTAACGAATCGTGGTTTGCATAATAGCATTGGGTTCGTCGTCCGTAATAATAACAAATGTGTCATCGTTCGTCAATGTGTTTTGAATATCATATAAATCACTAACAAATTCGTTAATGTCCTTCTTTAAATATTGACTATTTTTTAAATAGTATTTGACGTATAATTTACGGTCGCTTTGTTTATGTGTTACAAGTATATCCAATTGGTTGTTTTGTTCCATTGCTTCGATTTCATTTATGCTAAAATCATCGAAATTCGTAATATCATAGTTCAACACTTCGAGTTGTTCTACGATAGTAATACGCGAACGATATAATTTTAATATACGATTGTTAGATGTACTCATTATGTATATTACTAGAAATAATAATACTATACATCATTCATATAATTGAATTCAATTTTTGTTAGATTTTTTTAATAACAAAGTTATTAAAATCAATTGGACCTTCTGTTGGTGTGTCAATAATAGATGTTGGTAATTCTGTAACTTGATTATGATGATGTATAACGTCATTATTCATTTGGATCATATCATCAGGTTGGTTCGGTTCTGCGTTATTTGATAAAAGACCATCTGTAGACATTTCCGTGCTGCCATTAGTAACTTTGATAACCGGTGCGAAATGAATAGTGGCGGGTTGTGTATATTTCGTAGCATTACCGCCACTCATAGAAGAAATATTACTATCCATAGATTCCAAATCATCGCGAATCAAAGGCGGGGGCGGTGTATTTGTAGGAGTGGATAGATTGCTCAAATTCTTTACATCCTCTGTTCTATATATATCATTCGCGGTAACCACTTGTATTACATCGGTATTATCATTACTGGGAATATCAGTTTCTATTTTTAAAAAACGGTCACCAACATTGGATACAGTCCATAATCGGTTCATTGTTGTGTCTCCTCTATAATATACATTATCGCCAACGTCGTACGTTTTTGCTAATTCAGCCAGTTTATCCTCGTCTGATAATGGTGGTGGTTCCAATGGTGAATTTGGATATTGTCCTGGTGGTGGTTCCAATGGTGAAGTGTTTGGTGTATCTTCAAGTGCCCGATATTTTGGTATCGATGTGTCGGTAGAACTTTCAAATGATTTGTTATTCATAATATCTCCGGGCGAATTGGTTTGATATTCAGGGGAAGGTGGATATTCAGGGGAAGGTGGATATTCAGGGGAAGGTGGATATTCAGGGGATTGAACGATAGGACTAAAAGAATCAATTGTATCAGATGTATTCACACGTGTGTTTTTTCTGGATTCTTCTAACAATTGTTTATTATCCTTGATGATTTTTTCAATATCTGCATCTTTGGTATACATCAGTTTATCAATATTTTTAGAATAAGTCATATTTTCGATCTGGTTAATATTATCTTCTGTAATAAACCTCATTTGTACGTTTATCGTGCCGAGTTCTTGCATTAAGAGTTTGAATGAGTAAGGAACATTAACAACACTAAATGTTCTTCCGTGTTTTGTAATATTTTCGACATTTAGTTCAGTGTTATTTACATTGCCTATAAATTTAATAGGACCGTCTGCCATAGGACTCATAAAAATATTCTTGGCGGGATTATATATGGCGAGTAATCCGGATGTATTACATATTGCTATTTTGTATTTATCGCCACGTTCCATCATTGACTCGCGTAAAAATTCGGATGCACCAATCGAAATGACAACATCACGTTCCATTTCACCTATTCGTAATCCACCATCATTTGCTCTTCCCGAAACCGCTTGCCTCGTCAATGCGGTTCTAGGACCCAATGCACGATGATTAATTTTATCCTTCACCATATGTTTCAATCGCATATAATAGTTCGGTCCCACGAAAATCTCACTCTCGATTTGTTCTCCCGTCATACCATTATACAAAATATCATTTCCACTGGAATGATAACCTACTTTCGTCAACATTTCACCGAATTTATTGATTTTTGTGCCTTTATTTACAAAGGCAGTACAGTCACCAAATCCGCCATACATAGCCGCACTTTTACCTATAATACATTCTACAAGGTGTCCGATAGTCATACGAGATGGGATTGCGTGAGGATTGATAATAATATCCGGACGCACACCATCTTTTGTAAAAGGCATATCTGATTCCGGAACAACTAATCCAATTGTGCCTTTCTGTCCCGCCCTTGATGCCATTTTGTCACCCAGATTAGGTATTCTAACCTCGCGAACTCTTACTTTTGCGATGCGCGTTCCTGCTTCACCTTCTGTAATAAACGTTTTGTCTACAATACCAAGTTGTCCTTTCTTGGGTGTTTTTGATGAATCAACCTTTTTATCAGAACCGTCGGATGTGGTCATGCCAACGAGAACCGTTTTTTCATTGATAACTGTATTTTCGCGTATTAGACCATATTTGTCAAGTTTACTATAATCATACCCAGGCTTGCTCCCAACAACGGTGGTATCGTTTTCGATATTTCCGAATCGAGTTTCACTAACACCATCACCCGATTTATCCGTTTCTTCGTGTGTTTCATATGTGCTATAATAGGTTGTTCTGAATAACCCACGTTTTAGTGCGCCTTCATTTATTAAAATTGCATCTTCCACATTATATCCAGTATAACACATAATTGCGACAATTGTATTTTCACCGTATACATTCTCTTCATTATTAATATGTTCCATATATCGTGTTTTGACAAGAGGGATTTGTCCGTAATTCAAAACAACAGCTGTTTTATCCATACGAAGTTGATGATTAGTATGATACATAGATGACGCTTGTTTTGATTGACCACAAGAGAAAGAGTTACGTGTAGCGGGATTGTTTTCGGGAAAGATAATTAAATTGGACATAACGCCAAAAATGAGTGACTCGTGTAGTTCCATATGTGTATATTTACTTTGTGTATCTGCTTCATATTGTTCTTTATTTAACGCGATAAGTGTATTTTCGGTTTCACTTGAGTCGATATAATCAATAATTGCTTTTTCGTCATTAAATCGTTGTAATTTAGCGGGATTGGATTCGCTATTTATATTATCATACAACTCGTGTAGTTCATACATATTGTAATTATTTGTATTGAAGTTCTCTAATTTCTTATTATTAAAACCGGATATAAGTTGTTGCCAGGTATATTTTTGGTCTTCAATATGTTTTTGTATCTTGGGATTTTCAAATGACATTTTCTGTGTATCAGTATCACGATAAAAAATAGGACGACATATTCGTCCCCCATCGTTGTAAATAAATATCACATTTTGTTGAACATCAAATGTAACACTTGTATATATCGATAATAGTGCGTTACGACGAAACAGTCTTATTTTTTCAACACACTCTCGTGGATTATCAATAACACCGCACCAAAATCCATTTACAAATATTTTTGTCATTCTTGAAATATTAATAGGAATACAATCTTCCAATAGTTTCATTTCTACTTTTTCACGCAGCCATTGAATCAAAGGTTCTCTTGAAACGCTTTGTGTAATATAAGATGATATCGATAGATGTTTATGAAGACCGATATTACCACCGTCTGGCGTGTCGATTGGGTCAAAAAACCCCCATTGTGTTCCGTGTAAAACACGAGGACCTACTACTTTCACACTAGGGTCTAATGGTAGATTCGTTTTACGCAAGTGACTTAACGCAGAACAAAACGAGAGTCTATTTAAATCCTGAATTACACCAACTCGTTTTGTATGCGATGTTGCGCCCCAATCTCCCTTAAATCCGCGACGAACACCTGATTCTAAGATGCGTTCATTGAATATTTCCTTTGTATTCTGTTCGATGAGTCCACGTAGGTTATTTTCATAAATTGCTTTATTGAAATTATATTTTTTTTCATATCCTAGACGAATGGCATTATGTTGCAAAGAATAAAATTCACCGAACAGACCATTTAAAAGTGTTCCCACAAGTTCAATACGCTTATATTTGAAATTGTCCCTGTCAGTAGGTTCATCTATGCCTACGTATACTTTCAATAAACGAAATGTAATATAACCCAAGAAATATGCTTTTTGTAAAAAGTTGGTTTCGCCAATATGGGGAAGGAAATAATCAGCAAGAATATATAAAACTTGAGTTGTATTTTTTTCCTTTGTAAATGATGCGATATATTTTAATGCGAGTTCTTGTGTCATAATGCCTCCAGCGTCATGAACGGATGGTATAAAAAGGTCAATCATATTTTCGTATTTATCCATATCAAGTAAGCACATATTGATAATCTGTTTGTCTGTTGTAAATCCTAAAGCGCGAAATAGAATAAACAACGGAATTGGGTTTCTTATATTTGGAATACTAACAACTATATTTTTGAATGTAAACTTCTCATTTGGTGCTACGATTTTTACAGACAATTGACGAATTGGTTTGGATACATTTTCAGATACAGACTTGATTTCAGCCGAATATAAGTAATTTTCATCACCGGATTCCTTTATATAAAGCAGATTATCCCCAAACTTCTCTTGGGAAACAACGGTCTTCTCCTTTCCATCAATAATAAAATAACCACCTACATCATTTCTACATTCACCCATTGAGAACCTTGTTTCTCGTGGTAACCCAGATAACACACAATAATCGGATTGAACCATAATAGGAAATTTACCTAATAACAGTTTCTTTAATGAAAACTCTTCTACTTGTGTACTATCATCTTTCACTGATTGTTCTGTCATTTCACGAATAAGAGCTTGTTGTGCTACAGTAGCATCCGATGTAATTTTTTTTGTTTTTTTGTTGTTTTTTATAGCACCACCTTCCATATTTTCATTATCGATTAACTCGGTCAAATCCGCAGTACTCTTTTTCACATTTACATATTCGGGATTCACTTCATTATCGTCTACTAATAATTCATTTGGTCCAATTAAATTCGCCAGTTCTCCAGGTTCACGGATAGTAATGATTTCGACATCAATATCATAATGAATTGTCATACCATAAGTCATATTTCGCAATCTGGCTTCATTTGGGAACATAAAATGACTGTTATTCTCGTCATAAATGACCGGTTTTCCAAAATATATTTTAGAACCATCCTTTCCACCAAGATGTAAAATAGCTTGACCTCTATAATCTTTTATTGTTTCGTCATAATTTGTTTGTATCGTAATAGGTTTTTTTTCCTTAAACATACGAAAAATTCCGTTTTTGAAAAAATCATTATATGATTCGGTATGATGTCTTACTAAACTTTGTGGGTTATCCGAAAAGTACGTATCTATCATGTTCCATACATTTGTATCTTCCATTTATCCGATGATAGTATATAAATTATATTATGATATTATATTCAAAACTATCTAACTGATTTTTTACAAATAGATTGTTACATACAACAAAAATGTAATGTAATATGGTAAACATAATAAAAGTATATGTATGTATTATCAAAACGCACAATTTAATATCGTAAAATGAAATCCGAAATGGGTCACAATAAACTATACCATAATGATTTGTTTAAGACTTCCCATTGCTACCCAGTAGCACTGAACACATATAAGGCAGCCAGTGTGGACGTCACCGAAGCATATGATAATCTCGATATAGCGTGTCGCACTTCACTGAAGAATAATTTAGACTATCTCATAGTCAAAGGGGCAATCAAAGAAGACCCCGCATTTAATGAAGCATCTGAAGAAATTAAAGAAGCTTTGGAACAAACTCAAAAGAAGGCAATTGAGGTAGCGTGCCGCGCTTCAGTAAAGAAGACATTAGCATATCGTTTACTCCAACAGGCGAGAAACGAAAAAAAAGAACACCCCACATTATACAAAGCCGCATACGCAGCTAAACAATACATGAAGAAATCTTACAATAAGGTAGTCAACAAGACCTCGGTAGCCAACAAGAAGATAATAGACTATCGTCGTGTCGTGAAGAGAGGAACCTATCAGGTAGAACGGTCAGTAGTCGATAAGAAGATAGAAGTCAACGAGGCTAATGCATTATATCAGATAGCAATCAACACAGTCACTGTGAATGCTGTTACCCCACAAGAAGTACACATGTGCGATGTAGCAAATAAGTGCGTTGTCTTGGCAGTCAAATCATACGATGAAGCAATCGAAAAAGAAATCGAAAAATTCAAAGCACACATCACAGAAGAAGCCGCATCAGTAAACAATATATTATACAAAGAAGAAGCATATCGAGAAGCCAACAAGGCGACCACTGAAGCAATAGAAGCAACTGATGAATTCAAATTAGCCATAACAGATGCAATTACATTGGCAGGTAAGACACACTACAAAGAAGCATTCGAAGCATCAGTCGAAACATATCAAACAGCCTTGATAGATGTAGATGAAGAAGTAGACGAATACAGGTCATTCCATAAAGAACAATGTAGTGCGGTCAATAATGCTGAAATATCCGCACTCTATCTGGTATCAATGAGGATTGCAGAACAAGTAACCGAAGTAACCGAAGAATTTAAAGCCATCTTTGATGAAGACGACGAATTATCACACGATTCCAAGGTGGAAATAAATTCACTATACAAAGAAGCATCACAAGAAGTATATGAGATAGCCAGGAAGTCAGTTAGAGGTAGACATAAATATATATATGTATAATATATATTCTAGATAAAGAATGGACGGTTTAGAACAAAATGTATTTGGTCCTTTGGGACAACAATATTGCCTGTATTTTTATGCCTTATCAGTTATGGCATTTGTAATTATGTGTATACTCGGTATCTCGGTCATCGCGTTTGGAATAAAAAAACAGAAGGGTCTTGATTATTACACAAGTGCCTTGTTTGGTTTATTAGCATATGGTATTTTCTATTTCCAGAACCGTCTTTTATACACAATGTGTCAATCTGCTATTTCTGCTTAATCATCAATTCGTTTAAGTAAAAAAATCATTATATTTTGTAATATCAAATGGATATTTTATATTACAGTAATTATTGCACGCATAGTCAAAAAACAGTAAATACTTTAGTAAAAGGAAATCTGAAAGATAAAATTAGTTTTATATGTATTGATAAACGAACGCAAGACCCTACTACAAAAAGAACACATATCACATTAGAGAATGGAAAGAAAGTATTATTGCCCCCAAACGTCCATAGTGTCCCTACATTATTATTGGTGAATGAGAATTATCGTTCGATTATGGGTGACGATATTGTAAAACATTTTCATAATGATATGAAGAAAAAGAGCGTGACATTTTCAAAAACAGCATCTGAACCAAGTGGATTTGAACTAGGTGGTTCTGTAGGTGGTGTGAATATTATGTCTGAAAAATATACAATGTATAATTTAACGAGTGACGAATTAAGTGCGAAAGGGAACGGTGGTAATCGCTCTATGCATAATTATGTAACAACTGAAAATGATATGTTATTTATTGAAACCCCCGAAGACAACTATGTTGCTGATAAAATATCAAATGACGTGACACTTGATAATATACAACAAACGCGCATGGATGAAATTAATCAAGTAGTTCCACCAACACAACCATTAGGACAACACGTAAAATAATGTCTACATAAAAACAATATAAATGGTATTTTATAGAAAGTGTATAATATAATATGCCCGACAAGACAACATATTTGCGAGGATTTAACACACATTTTTTTGACTTTCTTAATGATATCCAAACTATTTATCCTGAAAGCGATGAGATTAAATACGCAATTACCGCATTTGAAACAATTAAGCGTGCAAATCCAACTGTTTTGATAAAATCCTGGCATAGTAAAGTATATAGTGTGTATAAAACCGAAATAGACAAGGGGGATATCACATTTTTCTTTGAAAAAGATTATAGTAATGACTTTTCCGATGTAGACAAATCGAATAGTATTCTAAAAATGATTGACAATATCCGTGACCCTATTAAGCAAATGAACGCAGAAAACAAAGAACATTCTACAAAATATATTCAAAATTTGAGTAAATTATCTACTTTGTATTCTTCATATTAGTTTTCATTGCCTATCATAATTGACAATACTTCTTTTGGGTGTAATGAGTTCAAATAATTAACAACTTCTTTGCGGGTAACACATTGTTTCTTTTGTTTAGCGAAAGAAGATATATAGACATCTTGATGTATTTTGCGAATAAACGTAAAATACTTCTCACATAATCGAAGATTGTTTTTTCGTACATATGTTTCCATATATGCGTTGTATAACATATTAATTAGTTCTTCATATACATCACGAATGCGATAAAAATTATTTTTATCTTTGGTAGATTGTGATAAATATTTATGGACGCCATTTATCCTACGCAAACATAAATACCGGAATATAACAATCGAATTTATATTATGTAGTTTTGTTTTAGTTGAATAATAAAAAGATAATAATTTGCATTTATCGCCAGTAGCACTATCCGTTAACATTACACCAGATATTTCGCTTGTGAATGATAATAATAAACGTTCAGTGTCTTCGTAGTTATTCATATCATAGCGTATAGGAAAACAGATTATTCCATTATATTCCTTCAATATATCCCAGTTCTCATAAGTAGAGGATGGTATGAATTCAACATACTGATTACACAACCGATATACCGATACGAGATAGGATGTAGATATATTAGTGGCGTCATTATGTTTTATTACAAATAAAAAACAGCAATTTTTGTAAAGTTCATTTATACACATCATATCGTTTATATGAGCGATATCTACATACCCCAATGAACTGATAAATCGTGTTACAATCGTGTCATTATTACTATTTTCATTGTGTGAATTTATAGTTGTTAATTTCCACTTGCAGATACGATAGTCATAAAATAAACATATATTGTCCCCCTCTATATATTCGTTTACAATCAAATTATTGAAGTTAGGATTGGATTGTTTAAATTTAGAATATGATGATGTTTGGGGAGATGCAAAACTGATAACGTTGTTCTCTGGATAAGTGAATGTAACATGTCTATAGTCTCGTAATCGTGTGTTGTTATAGGACAATAATTCTTTATCGTAATTAAATACTCTATATTGTATATTATCATTGGTAATAATGCGCTGGTTTAAGTTTAGGTTTATCAATGAATTTACATCGGTTGAGTATAGTTTCATTATGTATGGGTATCATATTACAAATACATATCTTTATCCTTTTTCATTTTGAAAAATATACTTTTCACTGAAATACATTTAGACATGAAATTTTAATTTTATCATATTATACTATAATGGAAACATCTTTGGAAAGTGATCCAATCGAAACTATCAACGAAACTATGAATGATCCAAAGAATACAAATAAATTTTCATTAGAATTGGGTGATATAATTGAAATTATTTCTCCTACCAACCCGGTGTTACATCAAAGCACATATCTAATAAATTACATAGATAACAATGTGTTGAAAATAATTCATGTTTCTACAGGTGAATTTATCCAACTGAATATAACTTCTACCGGGCGTATAACAGATGAATCTATTACACATATCAACTTATTAGATCGCGCTGAAGAAAATGGATATGCCCGTCAAAATAATCTTTTACCAAAACAATGGATAGATATTCATTTTGGTGGTGAAATTCCAAGCATTATAACCGGTGAAATTACAAATTTAGAAGAGGATATGATAGAAATAACAACATACCCTGAATTACATACGCTATATATTAATTTCAAATATCAAGGTATTCCTTCTCATATACCTATAGAAAAAATCAAACATCGTAACAAACCCGAATCATTGAGTGGTATTACGTCTCTTGCGAATGTAAAAGAAACTTTAGATAACAACGAAGACATAGAATTGTCTGAATTGTCTGAATTCAAAGAAGATGAATACGCAAGAATGGAATATACAGATGAAAATGAATCTATTATAACTATTCCTGAAAACGGTGCTGCAGATGAAAATATAAAGGATACTCTGCGTGATTTATATTTGGATATAAATGATATTAGTTATGGAAAAAAACTGGAAGGTGCAAAATATCTGGTAGAAATCCCTGAAAATGAAAGACAGTATGGAATCGATGAACAAATAACTGATATGACAGACGAGTTATTATCAACGATACCAAATAACAAGCGAACAAAACAGGTGTTAGACAATATACACTTATTAGCCGAACGATACAAACAACTGAGACATATGTTTTCAAATTTCGATGACAACCAAAATGTATACAGCGCGCTAATCAAAGGAGCAAATTATAAACCGTTGATTGAAAACATCTGTAAAATGAATACCAAACTACGTTGGTTAATACCCGTTGTTACTAACAATAAGTTATTATATACGAGCGAAGGTCCTCCAATTGATGATATATCGCAAACTGAAACCGCATATAAAGAAAATCAATCAACTTATTTAAACTATACCCAAACCATATTAGAAGAACTGTCGTCGTTCAATGATAGTGATAATAAGGAATTATATTTAGATACAGTGAGTGTAAAAACGAATCTGGATGCAGTTGTAGAGAACCTGGATAATTTTTATTCGGCAGTGACATATAATGATAGTGAAAAACGCAAAAAGTACTTAATTCAGAGGTATAATATGGGCGAAACCACCTTAGATAAAATAAATATGAAATCAGGAAAAACGGTTTATTTGCGGAAAAATATCACATCTGATGATGAAATGACAATAAAGTCGTTTTTAATTATGCCCGAACCAGTTATACGATATTCGTTGATTGACTTACCGGGAACAAATATTTTGAAGCGCGCGAATTTGCATCATGAGAATATGTCATTGTTTCGTATTTTACGAGAACAAATGGTAACAAATCCACATATAATTGATGATTTATCAAAAGAAATCGACTACGGAAATATGAACGACGAGAATAAAGGTATATTTTTGAATGGAATCCATCAATTCTTGTTGAATAAAGAGTTGAACGAAGAACAAATTGGTGACGATACTTTACGTAAATTTTTAGAAGTGATTATACCGAAAACGCGGTTCTTTGTGAAATTGATTCGTAAATATGTAAAAGAACAAGTCTCATTCGTGGATATTGTGAAACAATTAGAACCATTTTTGATTTATTCGACCGATGTTACATATAAACAATATGATGAAATTCGTTACTTTATAAAACAAAGAATAACAGAAATAAAACAAGATTATAGTAAAAACGAACAATCTTACTCCAGATTACGAAACGCAAAATATGATACTAATTTGAAGGAAAGTTCGCTTATTCATATACTGACAAATAATAGTGATATGAATGACATGTTTACACAAAATTACAATCTCGAACGTGGTGAAAAAAATAGACCTATTCATAGTTCTCAAGAAGTGCTGAATAATCTATATACTGTCGACAGTGCTTGTTTATATACAAATATGATAAAAACGATGATGATTTCGCTTGTAACACCAGAGAACCTTGACCGAGCATTGGAACCCCCAAATATAGACGAACTTACTGATAATGAAAAAATGAAACCAGGAGATGATTGTGTTAGACGGTTCTTAACAAAGAAGTATTCTTCCATGAAGGAACTTCAAAAAGATAATAGCGGGGATGAATTGTATTATGATATTGAATTCGACGATACACCATATGATATGTTAAATAAATACGATACACAGCGCAAAGAGATGACGCCTGATTTGTTTTTGGAATTCTTAACAGAGAACCTTACAATGAAACATAATATCGAAAAAGAACAATCCAATGAATTGGCACAAACATTAATCGAAGGGAAAAAACGCGTTCGCAGCGGTGAATACGCAATTCTTGAAATAAAACCAACTCTGGGTGACGATATAGACAGTAATAATCTATCCGATATAGAAACACGGAAGGTAGAAGCCGAATCAAACGAACGTAAACGTATTAAATACTATCGACGTGTAAAAACGAACTGGATAGAAGATAAAGAGATTGACCCAGAAGCGTTTTTTGATACAAATACATTATTTTGTAATATCAGCGAAACTTGTTATAAAAATATGAAAACAAATATATGTGAAACCGTTGATACGCGCAGACAATCACTTTCAAATAATAAATTAATGAATGAGTTTGATATGAGGTATGAAATATCTGCGACAGAATTGGCAGAGAAACTAAATACGAATCTTCAATATTATAGAAAACAGTTGCAAAAATCTAAAATCTTACGTGAAATTAATTTGTATCGCGCAAATAATCTTGCATATGCGCTCGGAGGAACGTCAAACGCAGAAGAATTGATTACATCGCCAAATCTAAAATTACGCGAATTAATACTGGGTCAATCCGATTTTGTCAAAAAACAAAATGATATCGTAATATTTGTCGACAAGTTCTGCCGAGCACCTATGATAGAAGAGTTAAAAGAAAGCGCGCATTGGTTTTATTGTAAGGAAACAAATACACAACTTTTTCCCAAATCTATCTATGAACTTGCAAATGCGTTTACACTAGGACACAACTATTTGGATAAATTAGAACAATTATGTCAGGATGTAGGAATTATCAGTGATAATGGAGATGCCACGGTTGACCGTCATACAGGATATACTCTTCGTAAAATAGAATTCGATACAGATGAAGGGTTTGACAATTTGGGTTATCATGTTAGCACTCGCGATGTGATGGAAAAGGAATTGGGTAATGTTATTCTTGAGAACATTGGTAGAAAAGAAAAGAGAATATTCGAAAATGAAACGTCTGAAATGATATATAATGTGTTTTCTGCCATTGCGACGTATACTGATATTAATGTTGATGGTGGTGAAGAATTTATTATAAGAACTACAACAGAACACATTGATAAAGATATTATGAATGAATCCAAATATAATAAACGTTCAAATAAACAACAAAAAGACGGAAAAAAACCGTTACAACCTTATAAAGACTATCGTAATGAAACAATTATATTTATTGTTGCGTCGGTTCTCCACGTCTATATACAAACAGTTGTTCCGTCAATAAAAACAACCAAAGGTTTTCCCGGATGCGTTCGTTCATTCAGTGGGTTTCCAATGGAGGGAATCGAAGATATTACTGGAATAGAATATATTGCTTGTATTATTAACAAGATTAAGAGTTCTATTACCCCTTGGAATTCTTTGAAAAAATATAAAGTAGAAACAATTAAATCTCGTATCAAAGATATTATCAGTAACAATATTTTACCCCGCAATGATGTCACTGATATGTATACAAAAAAACGAGATTATATATTATTAAATCCTGATACGGTAACCCCAGAAGAACATAATATAACAAAATGGAAGCGATTTTTACCACCGGTGGTTCCTTATTCTGTTGCGAAAAATCTTAGGACAGTCAGTAACGATTTTAAAAATGAATTGTCGCATATGATGAAAGAAGGTAATATAAAACAATATAATATGATACACGCGTTGATGAATAAGACATCGCTATATGGTTATTCTATCATAGAACATATTAATAATATCGTCAAAGAAAAGGATACATTGTTAAAAACATCAGGAGATGTGCCGTTTTTAGAAAACGCGTGCTGCAATGATAATAATATAGTGCGACCAATAGAGTATTTTAATAATGAAAACGAAGAGATTGGTATGAATATTCGTATTACAAGGCAGTTAGGTAGCATTGCGAAACATATTCATTCTCTATCGAAAGCGCCTATGTTATATGATCCGGAAATTACCGGGATGTCTTACCCTGTTATGAATTCCGGTAATATGGAAGAAGTCATATATAGCACAATCTTTTATTATTGTAATTTTGATACTAACTTGCCCGTTCCTGAAAAATACCAATCTATATGTAGTGAAAGACCAACCGAATATAACCCCGAATGGACGATGCAAGATAAAATCGAATTTATGAAAAAGAACGGCAAAATATATAATGAAACTCACCTTCAACAACTGATGGACTTGGTACAAAAACGCAATATTATTGAAATAACCGAGAACACGAATTTCAAACAAGTCGGTGTATTGAAAGAGATCTTAAATAAAATGGAACAAACAAATGATACTGTTTTTTCTGAACCATTCAGACGGCATTTATTAAATTTATTGAATACATATAATCCAAAACGTATGACACACGAAATATCGCCGGAATTACAAACAATGAAACGTTACTTAACAAATGTTAATAAAAAAATGAAAGATAGCGTCAGCAACTTTTTGAATCAACACGGAAATATATCTAATAATGAGATTTCAAAGATGATTGTTTTTCTCAATACATTAACGACAATTCCTTCTATAAATGGTAATGCGGATAGCGTTGATATGTATAGTCAGTTCCAAACATTAAAGACATATATACATAATATGAGTTCTCTGTATCCGTCTGCGTTATCCAGTAGTGGTCCTACGTTTCATAATATGAGATTAGAATCTTGGGGGTTATCAAAGCAACATTATGCTGATATTGACACTATATTGGAGACATATTATATGTCAATCGGTCATTTTCAAAATGATAAAGTGATAATAAAATTATTGAAAGAATTAAGCAATCGTTTAAAAGATATGGATGCATTTATACAACATATACCAGTTCATAGTGAAATTGTAAAAAAAATCAACGATACAGATGAATCATTTCATAGTATACTAGATACACAAACCACCTGTTCTATATTTGAATATTGTTATCTATCTGTGTTAAACGAGTATATTGATTTATCAATGGATGATGGTTTATTACACGCTGACATTCAAGAACGAAAAATGAAACGTAGAGAACAAATTGCCACAGAGAATGATGATTCATTACAATCGATGAGACAAGACGAAGATGTAGCAGAAATCCAGATAGATTTGGGACACCAGGAAGAATTACAACAACGAATAGCCAAATTATTGATAACTTATTTAAATATGGGAATGACTCATAGTAATACGACAAACTTGTCATATGATGATATTATGAAGAATATTAACCGTTCCAAAGAAAAAGAGAAACAGCGCATGATGAAATATTTAGGTGACATGAATATTCAAGACCGAAACATAGAAGACACGTTGAAACATCATAAAATAGGACGTTGGAATGTGGGTTTACAAAAAAGTATGTATATGTACGATAAATCGGCATACGATAGAGAACGCAGTGAAATGATACAAAACGGAACTATATATGAAACCGATTTATTAGGAGAACAACTTCCACAACAACCCGCAAATAAAGATGTATTTGAGGATGAAGATAACGAAATGAATCCTGGTGAAGACACTGGAACGAATCGCGATACGTATGATTTTACTGAATTAGAAAATGGATACGATGATGGTGATTTTTACCCAGAAGATAGAGATGATGATGATTTTGAAATGGATTAAGATTGTTAAATAATTTGTCGTTATACAATAGATATGAAGGGATTTATTATAAAAAATAAATTAACGGTTTCTATTTTACTATTTTTAATCATCTTTTTAACAATACATATGCATAGACCTGCTTTATTCTATAATGAAGAAGGTTCTTTTCGACCATTTGGAGTAGGATATCGCCATAAAACGGTTATACCGATATGGTTGTTTTCAATATTCATTGCAATACTATCATATATGAGTGTTCTATACTATTTGGCGTATTTGTAATCAGATTTTTGGAAGTGAGTGGGTGGGTGGGGGATATTCCGATATGGTTGTTTTTCATATCAATCGCAATATTATCATATATGCGTGTTTCTACTATTTAGCGTAGATGTAACCATATTTTCATACAAATAACTTATATAGATATTTGTATGGAAAACGCAAACTTAATAGACGGCAACGCAAAAAATTACTTATTCAATACACTCAAACAATGTCACGTAAACAGAGTCTCCACGTATTATTATGTATTAAATTTAGGAATATTTGTATTGTTTCTGGTAATCGTTGGTCTGGTTCTCTATAATTGTAATAAAAATAAAATAACAGATGAGGAAAAACGCGATATGATGGAGCGAGACCAAGATATGATATTATCTAAAATTCGATATCATCAAGACGAACGAAAGAAAATGAGAGAAACGCAAATGAGTAGTCTATCCGATTTACCGTTTACAAGTTGAGAAATTATTTAGAGATACAATGTATAGGTATTATTATGAATAATAGTAAACAAGAGCGAGAAGATATTATAAATGAAAATAATACGGCACAACAACAATTGACTGATATTTTAACAACTTACAATAAACAAACAGATATTTTAAATGTAAACGAACTGTTATATGGTGATATTGACCTCACTATTTTACGTGAACAAGGGTTCCAGTTAGTAAAGAAGGTATTCTTTCATCCTGGTAAAATAACAAACATACGCAACGTCCCCAAAGGCATTACTGTGTTAGAATGTGATAATAATAGTTTACTTTCTATACAAAATTTACCAGGCTCTCTCGAACGATTATCAATTTCTAATAATATACTTGAAACAGTCACTATCGACAATTTATCAAAGTTAACATATATTAATATCAGTCACAATAATTTATCGCAAATAGAGAACATGCCCAGTAATATTGAAGAATTAAATTGCGAATATAACCGCATAGGTTCTCTTGATTTAACAAATCTTAATAAATTGAAGATACTAAACGTATCAAATAACATAATGACAGTAATAGAAGGTATGACGGAAAATGTAGTTGATTTCAAGATGGAACATAACCCAAGTATATCATTTCGAAATACGAATACAACCAAGATAGCAGATAAAATAGTAGGTTATTCTGATAACCAAACTGACAATACTGAATATAATGATGCCCTTAAAAAATATTTTTTATTAAAACAAAATTATGAAACGAAAGAGCTAGAAATGAAACGCAAAGTATTTAAAGAAGATGAAAATAAGCGTATATCCAAACAAAAAATTGCGAAAATAAAGACAAAATGTATAAAGTGCAAACGACCGGTTGGAACATTATTTGGAAAGAAAGATAAAGTATACTCGGCTATATGCGGCGACAGTTCTAGTCCGTGTGAATTAGATATCCAACTATTTTCAGGTCAGCTTCATCAATTCATCGATCTATATAAAATGGTAAATGATGAATTCAACGAATCCAAAGATAATATTATTATCGAAAAACTAAATACTCTCTTTAATTATTCAAATGAAGAAGATTCAGTCAAACGATTCGCAGAACAATTGAAATTATTTAATGAATATTCACAGCAACAAAAAGATTTTATCGATAAATACAAAGATATATATGAAAATGACGAACGTATGCTAACAATAAATAAAAACAACGATAAATTGTTTAAAATATTGGAACAGAAGAACAAATTATTGGATGAATATAAACAGACAAACAATAAAGAATTTTTAAAATCCGCTATAGATTTGCATATTAATAGTATTAGGCCGATTGTGGGTTCTCTTCGTCTGAATAAACATCATATAATGGAAATGTTGATTGAGGAAAAATATGATGAGGATGGTATGATAATGAAAGTAGAGAATTCTGTAAAAATAAAATCATTGTTTCAGTCTCCCGTTTCATTAAGTGAGATTAGTTTCCCGTCGGGAGAACAACCACGTGTAATAAAGTTTGTTGTATAAGTAAAAATATGATGTTATATCACGCCATATTTTTATAGACCACATTTATTGTAATTACTCACACCATCCCAAACAATACTATTTGTATTTGCCCAGTTTTTTAAATCACATATAATACTATCTTCACCGTAAGGTATCACTTCGGTAACTTCATTCGTACCAGAAACAGTAGGAGACCTCCCTTCATTTTTACCATTCGAGTTCCAATGTCTATCCGCCCAAGAAGCAACTTCTGGAACCGAACAATCACTACTTCCGTGTGCTGTTTCAACCGCGTTTTTCAAATCTGGATATCTATTAATATAGCTCTGACAATCATAACTGGCTGTGCCCCGATTCGGTTTTCCATCATCAGGCACTTTACATGTTGTTTCACCTGTTGTAGCATCAGTGTCTAACGTCCAATAATCCGGACAGGTATTTGCGATGGATGGATATGCCAGATCCGACTTGGAGTAATATTTCATTAAAATACCAATATAGGTTAAAAATAATATCAAAGAAATAGTCGCAACTGTTAAAACTATGAAATAGAAACGGTCCATATTATAATATTACCGGATATATTTTCGTGTGAGTATTTAGTGTTTGTTGTGTTTGTTTTGAAACTATTTTCTAATAAGAGAATATACCATTATTCTAAAATATGTCTTACAGTGATTTTAACCAAAGTCAGCCAAAACCAATAATTCAAAATGTAGAAAGATATAATGGTCGTGTTAATATAGTAGACCCGTCACCGAATGTTGTCTTTAAGATGCAAGAAAAAATGGAACTACGTGAGAAAACAACGAATTATCGCGAAGCACTTACAGGAACGATGGAAAATACTGTGTTATCAAACGCATATTTTTCAAAAGAAAATATACAAATGATACACAATGGATTACGCGCAGGAGTATATACAGCATCAGATAATAAGTATATTGTTCCACCTCAAAACATAGATATAATCAAAAGTGTAATGAGAACCATTTTTTTACAATACGCAGAACATAAACCAGACAAAATTAGAGAACAAATAGAAGCACTCAATAAATTAGTATTGGACCATTTAGTTCCCGCATTGTATAACGAAACGATAGGTTATGTCAAATATTGTCGCGACCAGAGTACTTTGGCTATGCCTTTGGAACATCCTAAACAAACCGACCGTGATTATAAAGAATTGGCGTTCAATCAATTTATGTAATTCAACACATATGATAACTGGTATCTATCATATATTTTGTATCTATCAAACAAGAATTTAGTACGGTTACATATTTGTTATAGATTTTTTTATATTCAGAATAGACATTATATAATGAAACACTGTCGCCTACATTATTTTTTTTATTATATAGTCGTCCTAAGATAATTTGGTATAACAATACAACATTATCGTGTTCTTTGTTTTTGTTGGTTTCTTTCTTCCAATAATAAGTATGATTTTTTATTTCAACACATCGCATAGTATTATTCAAAAATATTATGAGTTCATCTTCGGGGAAATATCGCTGATAGATATATATTACGTTCATAGGGGTTTGTTCGAATCCATTTATTTCATTAAGATAACCGTGTGATATGCTTACAAGAAATAGGTTTATTTTTTTTTCAATATTAATATTAGAAATAATCCCACGTGTCAAACTCGGTGATTTTACTGGTTGCAGTTGAACGTCCATTATAATTCAATATAGTGTGTGTTTTGTAGGTTTTAGTTTGGTAAATATCATTACGCAATAAAGTATTCAATTTTACTTTTCGGTCAGTGCAATCGTAGAAATTTATTTATACTTTATCATAAAAACATAATAAACACGTTAACGATATATTATAATATAAAATGGAGGATAAAAAGGAAATTCCCAATAATTTTTTTACAGTAATTGCTGATTTTGCTTCAGATTTATCTCAAACATATCCCGAACATTGTAATTTATGGAGTAACTTGGAAAAAGACGCAGATGAAACCGTAGTAAGAACCGTGTTCGAACATTGTGTGAAAGTATATCCCGAGCGTTTTTTTGATATTCTCTATCAAAATGAAGATATTTTCAAAGAAGATAGTGAGATAAATGTAGAATTTTTGCCAAATACCGATTTCAAACTATTATACACAACCAGTGATGTAAGTGAAAATACCCAAAAAACGATTTGGAAGTATCTGCAACTTATTCTATTCACAGTTGTGGGTGATATTAAAGATAAAACTACATTTGGTGAATGTATGAATATATTTGAAGGAATAGACGAAACGGAGTTACAATCAAAATTAACGGAAACAATGAGTGGTATAACTGATTTTTTTAAAAATATAGATACAAATAATAATAGTGACGACGAAAACCCTCGCGAAGAATTTAAAAATATGGAAAATATGCCGAATATGGAAAATATGCATGAGCATTTACAGGGGTTATTTCACGGAAAAATCGGTTCCCTAGCACAGGAAATGGCAGAGGAAATATCTGGAGATTTTGGAGATATGTTCCAAGGAGATATGGACGAAAACGCAAATCCACAAGATATAATTAAGAAGTTAATGAGCAATCCAAAGCGTATAATGGATTTAATGAAGAAGGTAAGTGGAAAACTAGATAAAAAAATGAAAGATGGTGATATTTCACGTGACGAAATTATGAAGGAAGCAGGTGAGTTGATGGGTAAAATGAAAGATATGGGCGGGGGTGGTCTGGATGAAATGATGAAAAATATGGCAGGTGGTGCAGCTGGCGCTGGAGGTCTTGATGAAATGATGAAAAATATGGCAGGTGGTGGCGGATTGGATGAAATAATGAAAAACCTGGGTGGTGGAAACATGGGCGGCATGATGAAGAAACTAGCACGTTCTATGGCAGCGGGTGGTGGTGGTGGTGGCGGTGGTGGTATGGATGAAATGATGCAAAATTTAGGAGGTGAGGGAATGGGTGATATGTTGAAACAAATGGCAGGATCGTTGGGGAAAAATATGAAGTTGGATACAAATGCGATTGATCGCATGACGAAACAATCCGAATTGAAAGAACAAATGAAACAACGCGGACAACTGAAAAAAGAACAAGTGTTACAGCAACAACTGGTAGAGGAAAGGGCTATTCGAGCGCGTTTAGAAAAACAACAACAGTATATGCACGCAATTGAAGAAACCGGTGGAAAATGCGTATTTCGTATGCCTGAATTAGGTAAACAAGAACAGTCTACTTTTATTCATCCCGATTTATTAAAAGAAATGGAGGAAGAAGACAAACACAAATTAGAAAATAAGAAAAGCGATGGAAAAAAGAAGAAAAAGAAGAAGAATAAAAAGTAAATCAATCGAGTTCATTATCTGTCTATAATTTATAAATGAATTTTTTTAAATACATTGACTTAAAAGTTTTTCTTATTAGTTTAGCATTTGGCATATTTGCAGTATATATTACCATGCCTGATACCAAAAAAATATATGTATATCCAACACCTGAAAATGTAGATTTATTACAATACCGTGATAATGCGGATAACTGTTTCTCGTATAACCAAGTAGAAGTCGAATGTCCTAGTGATGAAAGTGAAATAACGACAATAAAACCACAGACAAAGTAGAAATATTTTGATATTTTTAGTATCAGTTTAATGTATATTATATGAATTTACAAAGATTATTACATACGAAAACCGGTCAATCTCTTATTTCTATTCTTTTAGGAATCGGATTAGCCTCTTTATTTAGAAAAGTATGTTCTGGCAAAAAATGTATCGATTTTGGTGGGCCTGTAATAAGTGAAATCGAAAATAAAATATTCAAACATAATAATAAATGTTACAAGTATGAAACAAAGTCAGAAAAATGTGATAATAATAAGAAAATATTAGACATGTCCGAACAAGAAAAAATTATTTTATAAATTATGCGTCAAACTATACACTATACTATATAATAGTAGTGTATAGTTTATGGAAAATACCACCACCAGCATTGCGAATTTACCAATACAACCGAGTAATGATGTGGCATTTTCACAAAATACTCGCGGAGATAGTGGAGGTGCGAATAACAATAAACAAAATGTAGAGCAAGCTACTAATTATACCCCCATGAATACACATCCAAATCCTTATGGTAATAATCAACAGGAACCGCCCATCAGTTTACCAACATCTGTTACACAACACGGATTGAATGAAGACCAACGAAATGAATTAAATAATATGCCGTTACAGAGGTTACCTTCGAGGGATATTGCACAAGATACAACTGTTTATTCGCAAGATGAACGAATACAACCCAATCACATACCAAAACAAAATGTAAACGATTATGTCCGTGAATATGAAGATATGAATGAACGAAATGTGCGTGAATATGAAGATAAGAAACGACAACAACGAGGGGTGGATATTATATTTTCAAATATGCAGACACCAGTATTAATCGCATTTTTATTTTTCATTTTCCAAATGCCCCTGGTGAATACACTTATTTTTAAACGGTTCTCTTTTTTAACGATATACAATGATGATGGAAACTTTAACTTTTATGGTTTATTACTAAAAAGTATAATCTTTGGTTCGATATATTATAGTTTGATGTCATTTACAAATTTTGTAAGCGAACTTTAGTCTGAACCGCGCAATTTATTGAATAATTTTGCAATCGGGTTTTTCTTTTTAGTAGAACGTTTTGATTTACTCATATCACTTTCCTTTGCGGTTTTCGATTTGATTCGTGATACACGTTTTTTTTCCTTTTCCTTTTCTTTAATAAGGAGTTTATTTTGTTGTTTTTCAAAAATAGATTGTGGGACATAACGCAAAAACCACATTTCATATTCTTTTGAGTCGCGATTATTTTTTAATTCTTTAAACTTATCACTTTTTTCAGACCGCATATCTTCTAAGGTTGTCTGTTTTCCATAACAATTCATCGAAAATCGTTTTAATAAACCGCGTTGATTTAATCTGGTTTTTTGTTCCAAATCAAATAAATATTTTGCCATACATAATACACGTTCTTTATGAAAGATACTATCTAAATAAATGAAACTAAGATAAAAACTTAATATCGTATCTATGGTTGCTACATTTACTTTATTATTACCGATTTGAAGAATATTATAGTTATGGCACGCAATGGGTGAATATAACATTGCGATCGTTTCTTCGCCAACAAGCACTTCTATACTTTCGGGTATAATTTCACCAATCGCTTTATTCGCAACTGTTTTCACGTTTTTAAAACCTTCGCGTGTCAATTGTTCTTTTAGAATAATCGCAGTTCTATTTATATCTTCTGTAATAACATCAAAATCAGGTATTTTTTTCAGTTCTTGTTTTTCGAGCTTTGATGTGTATTTTGAATATAAACTAGAAGCATACCCACCAAAGAAAACAACGCCTTGCGCTATTAAGGTATCGCGCGCGATTGTATATAACTGTTCTGATTGTTCTTTGTTAGAATCCAAATCGCGTTGTAAATCGATTTGATGACAGTTACCACTATTCATAGGATAATGGGTATTCAATAAAGTTAATCGTTTAAATACTTTCTCCCATCTTGAAATATCGCCATTAGGTCGCGATAATTCTAAATACATACCCATTCGTAGATAATCCGGCGGCGCATATCGTATTCCGGCTATCATAATAGATTCTTTGTAAATAGATTTATATAATGGGTCGACCAGTTGCGTAATATCGGCAATGGGTATAAAATTCACAAAAACTTTAAATGTTCCCATATGAACTCCCGCTTTTGCTTCTACATCAGTGTATCCTTCCTTATAATAAATATCAGCAAGTTCTTTCGCATTTTCTAGTGCGTTTGGTGAAAAAAAATCATAATCCGGAAGGTCTACTGATTTATCATAAAATTGTGCGTTTTTAGGTAAGATATTATTAATTGCGGTTCCACCATAACAAACTAATTTTTTGGTTACAATAAATTTTTCCACTATTTCTAATATTTTTTTGACATCATCATTTTGAACTATACGACGACCCTGTTCTTCTTCTATCGTATCGACCGATTGACGCAATACTGCTAATTCGCATTCTTGAAATGTCATTGTGTTATCACACAACGAATTATTATATTTACCGTTCCGTTTTTTTGTCATCTGTCTTTTCTCTTTCATAATATATATTACATTGATACATTTTATGTAATATATTCTCGATAATTTACTCAAATTGTTGTTTATATAAATAATCAATTGCAAGCGACAATGGCATTATACCACATTTATTTTTGTTAAAGAATTCTTCATAATTAGTTAATCCTGCGTCATTGATATAATATCGTTGTGTTATAATTTGACACCCATAATTATTTACCAATTCATACATATGAGGGTTTTCAGTGTTGTCGTTAATTAAATCTGGAATCACCATCTGTATTTTTTCGATATCCGTACATAAGTTGCAATCGTCTTTAACTCGTATAGTTTTCTTAGGGCGGTTCATTACATTTGTATATGTGTTTAAGTGACAAATATCCGACCCGGATTCTAAATTCACCATTTTTGTTAAATCTTTACAATCTTGGTCTGTCTTATTTTTACAAACGCTATCTTCCGCGTAATTGCGATTGATTGTTTTATCTACTACTAAAACTACTTTACCCATTACTTCCGATAATGTAGTATCTTTTGTTATTTTACCATTAAATAAACGTGATTTCAATGTTCTACTTATATCAATCGCAATACGATTATATATCGATGCATCATTTGATTTAATGCGTAGGTTTACAAAAATAGGGTCTTCATAATTCGGTGAAGGTTTAGCAAAGGATTTGGTAATCACCACATTCAATATATCATACAACGTTTCTGTATTGTTTGTATTAAATAATTCTAGGTTTGGGTCAGTCGTATAAGTAACAATCGGTATCCCTTCTTCCATCAATACTTCGAAATCTAAGAAACGGCATCCTCGTTCTAATAAGTTGCTTACCATATCTTTGTTTACATATTCACCAGTAATCGCACTATTGTATGAACTTTTAATAACATATTCTTTTAGTGGTTGTTTTATATAATCTTTACCAACTGAAACTATATTTATTCCCTCGTTTTGTTTATATTTTTCATACTCGCTCTCTTTTGTATTACCAAACGTTTCAATGTTTGTGCATTCTTCACATTCCGTTTTATTTTGTTCAACATTCATATTTTTTATTAAATTGTTTAAATATGATTTACGATAACGAAATCTCATAAACAGATAAATAAATATAATTATAATTAAAGCAACAAGTGCAATATGATATTTTTTCATGTTCTTCTATAACTTTTCATTATATTATATTTATCAATAACAAATATAGTAATTAATATATATACTATTTAAATATGGCAGGTGGACTACTAAATATTATCGCAATAGGAAATAATAATATATTTTTAACCGGAAACCCAACTAAAACATTCTTTAAAGTAACTTATAGTAAATATAGTAATTTTGGTCTTCAGAAGTTTCGAATTGATTATGATGGGTCGCGTGATTTACGGTTAACTGAACCATCCAAATTTTCTTTCAAAATTCCTCGATATGCCGAACTATTAATGGACACGTATGTAGTAGTTACTATACCTGATATATGGAGTCCAATACATCATCCTACCAATAATACAATTGAAGGAACTAATAATCGTTGGGCGCCATATGATTTTAAATGGATAGAAAATATAGGCGCGAATATGATAAAAGAAATAGAAATCACCTGTGGTTCGGTAACGTTACAAAAATATACGGGTGAATATATTTCTATGATGGTTGAACGCGATTTTACAAGTGAAAAAAAGGATTTGTTTAATCAAATGTCTGGAAATACAGAAGAATTATATGACCCTGCAAATACACACGGACGATTAAATATGTATCCATCCGCATTGTATCACGAAAACGGTGCCGAACCTTCTATTCGTGGTCGCAATATTTACATACCCATTAATTCGTGGTTTACATTGAATAGCGGTTGCGCGTTTCCATTGGTTGCATTACAATATAACGAGCTCGTTATTAATGTTACATTCCGTCCAATTCAAGAGTTATTCCAAGTCAGAGATGTATTTGATAGTGAAAATAATCGTCCTTATATTCAACCAGATTTTAACGAGTCGCGTTTTCAAATGTATCGGTTCTTACAAACACCACCCAATTTCATCATTTCTGCTGAAAATTACGAAACCAAAATATCTACTTGGAATGCCGATATACATTTAATATCAACCTACTGTTTTTTATCAAAAGACGAAGCCAGTGTATTCGCAGCACAAGACCACGTATATTTAATAAAAGACGTCATAAAATACGATTTTGAGAACATAACTGGTTCAAAGAGATTGGAGATAAAATCTACCGGTATGGTTTCGAATTGGATGTGGAGATTACAGCGAAATGATGTGAATTTAAGAAATGAATGGTCTAATTATACAAACTGGCCTTATAAGTTTCTTCCTGTAAGAGGTAGTATTTATACAAATACCGATAATAATGGCGCTTTTCCAAATATTGACCCAAATGACCTACGTAATACTGGTATTTCGTTTAGTCAAGCGTTTACAGTTGATAATCGCAAAGAAATAATGGAAACAATGGGTATTGTATTGGATGGTGAATATAGAGAAAATACATTAACACGTGGAGTATATGATTATATTGAAAAATATACGCGAACACCTGGAAACGCAAAGGATGGAATATATTGTTATAATTTTTGTTTAAATACCAGTCCATTTGAATATCAACCTTCTGGCGCAATTAATTTAAACAAATTTCGTTCCATCGAACTTGAAATTAGCACATATGTACCACCGATTGATTTGATGAATTCAAATATAGATACAGTTTGTGATGACAACGGAAATATTGTAGGTGTTCGTAAATTAAACTGGCGTTTATTTGAATATAATTTTAATTTGACGCTATATGAAGAACGATATAATGTATTGTCTTTTATAAATGGAAATTGTGGTCTAATGTATGCAAAATAATGTGTGTAAATTTGTCACTTTTTATCGCAATGTATAATATACCTCATTTATATTATATACTCATGAAACAAAATGATACTACACCCACATTTAGTAATTCAAAAAATATAAATTTTCAAAAAGAAAACATGATACATAAGATTAAAAATATAAAGAAAAGGAAAGGTGGAATCAAACAATATCACGATATAGAACCATTGGATAATATACATCATATGAATAATGACGTGAACGACCACATTGATAACACGAAAACTACCAAGAAGACAATTGTCGAGGGACTAACATTGAATCCTATATATATTCCAGAGGAAGACGACTGGACGGGACAAGATGATATATATGAAGGGAATAGAAAAAAATATTCAAAAGAGAGAAGCACTTCTGAATGGATACAATTTATTTATGACGAATTAAATAAATATACACAGACTGTGATATCTATGGTATTATCTATGATTGCTGGAAAAGAGATTGATAAAGATGATTCAGATGTAATGATCGTAAAAGATATACTTACACGATTATTAGCAATTAGTATTGCGAGTTTATCAGTCATCAATTGGATGTTTGTATTATTCTATAAAAATGAAAATGATGAACGATTATATAAGGATTCGAAATACCAAGGTACATTCAAAGATGTTTCACACGAACGCGTTACCGAATTATCAAAAGATAGTAAGTTTTATCGTATTCTTTTGTGGATGTTTGGTAAATCAACAAATGTGATTGATCGTTTTCAAACAAATGTAATTATTGAACTACCAGATAAACCTTTTGTAAAAAATAATACTACTCTTCCGGCAATGTTTATTGTTTTATTCGTCATTTTAAATGCGTGTTGTTATAATTTTGTTGGTTTTTTGAAAGATACCCTTATTAATTTCGCAACCTTTAATGTCACGGCGGATTATCTGTATCTTGGTATTCTAGTTAGTGTAATGGGTCTTTTGGTACTATCTGCTATGGACGAAGAAAACTTTGAATTGATTAAGTTTTTTCTAACGCAAGCGCACCCAGTTTATATTTACATACCGTTATTTTTGATTGGTCTGATTTTATATATTGTTTATATGTTTGTATTTATTGGACCGGTTATGTATTTGGGTATAGTTGGTTATATTATGCTTCATACAATGGTTGCGAAGTATTTATACGCGGCCCCATTAACAAATGACGAATATAAGGAAGAAATATATGAATTTATTGAAAAAAATAAACCCAAATTAAGCGACGACTCAAATTGTCATCCGTTTGGACTTATGGATTATATTAATATGATTATTGAATTCATATATCGTCATTTGTATTCTATTACGTTTATAATAACCATGGTAACCGCTATAATCAATGTCAATATGAATATTAAAGTCGAATCTGTGAAACTTACATTATTTGTTTTATTTGGTATGAGTATAATAATTACGTCTTTATTGAATGTGAATAAACTAGGGTTGTTTATGGAATATATAATGAAACCGAATGGTTATAAGTTTGAAACAAAAGATAGCACATTGGATTCTATTAGTAATGGACTAATGAAGCTTGTCATCGTATTATTTATTATTTTTATTGGATTACATTTTACTGGATTTGACAAGAAATTTCTTTCTATCCCCGCTCCCCCCAGTAAAGATGTTGTGAATTAAACAAATTCCACACTATACTATAATTGCAAGTATACGTAAAAATAGGAATAATAATATGTATATAAAAACTATATTATTGTAGATACTAATGGGAAAGAAAACAAAGAAGGTTTATCCACTTGTTAGTGTATGTACCCCTACGTTTAACAGGCGTCCGTTTATAGAAAATATGTTTAATTGCTTTCGTAATCAGGATTATCCAAAAGATAGAATAGAATGGATTATCGTTGATGATGGGACAGATAAGATAAAAGATTTAGTAGAAGCTTCGAATATTCAACAGATACGTTATTTTGATATAGATGAAAAGATGACTCTTGGTGCCAAACGCAATTTTGTTCATGACCAGGCACGAGGTTCTATTTTTGTTTATATGGACGACGACGACTATTACCCACCCGAACGCATTTCACACGCAGTAGATGTATTACAATCCAATCCCGACGCACTATGTGCTGGCTCAAGTGAGATATATATATTTTTTAAAGGAATGGATAAAATGATACAATGTGGACCATATGGACCGAATCACGCTACGGCTGGAACTTTTGCTTTCAAAAAAGAGTTATTATCACAAACCAGATACGAAGAACACGCCGCATTAGCAGAAGAACGCGCTTTTTTGAAGGATTATACCATTCCTTTCGTTCAACTTGACCCATTAAAAACAATACTTGTTTTCTCACACGAACATAATACTTTTGACAAGCGTAAAATGTTTGAACAAAACCAAGACCCACGTGTATTCAAAGAATCAGGCAAGGTGGTTAATTCATTCATTCGTAGAAAAGCAGAAAAAAATATTAAGAAATTCTTTTTAGATGATATTGATAATTTATTGATGCATTATGAACCAGGAAGACCAAATATGAAACCCGATGCGCTAAAACAAATCAAGGAAATCGAAGAAAAACGAGAAGTTATGATAAAAAACGCACAAGAACAACAAAAACAAAATGCACCCATTGTATTAAATCGTCCGGGACAAGAACCAGTCACTTTAAATAGTCAACAAATCATCGAAGTTATACAGAATCAACGAAAACGAATCGAAGAATTAAACGAACAAGTTTCAAAACTAGAACGATTTAATCAATTATTAAAAACAAAAATTATTGAATCGCGAAAAGAACAACCAGTTCAAACCACTATTGCGACAAATGAAGATAATATAAAAATATATCAAACAGAAATAAAATCTCGCCCAGAACTCATTGTAAATATACACGAATAAATCGGTGATATCTATACAAATTATATTGTAGTTTCATACAATATAATCAATCACACGTCATTTTTATTCTGTATCACTTTCAAACTCATTTAAGATGATAGTTTCTTTTTTTACATTCTTATCCAAATATCTATAAATTCGTTTGATATCTAACTTTGTTAGTAGCGTATCATTAAATATGTTTGTGAATTCTAATAACTTCTCTATTGGGCGGTCTTTGTAATATATTCTTAATTCTTGAAAACATTGCATCAGGTCCTTTTTATCTAATTCTAATTCTTGACATAAATTTGTAATAAACATCAGATTATTATATTCAGTCGAATATTTTGTCAATATTTTAGTAAAACGGACCTCTTCTGGATGAAACTTATTTTGATTTTCTGGAAATTCATTATGATATATTTTATTATTATAAAATGTTTTTATTAATGATGTCATCTCATTAAACTGCCATATTTGATTTTGAAACGTAATTCTATCAGTATAGTCCGCAAAACAGATATTATTTAAAATTTTTATATACAATGGGATTACTTTTTTTGATGGGAACTTTGAAAACATATCTATAATATTTTCGTGCCATAATAACGCAACGATAGTTCTTTCGGTTTCATTCATAATTGTATTGTGTTCTTCTAATGGATAATAGTTATTTATTATGTTTTTTGTAATATTTTTGGTGTCATCATTGTACGTTTTCTTTTGTAAAATAGTTTTGAACTTCCCATTTGTTATAAAGTGTTTATCCTTTGTATATAGATTGTGGATAAATTCCAGTTTCCGCATATCATTCTGTATATAGTCTATCACTATATCGTCACGTGTATGAAATTCTAATGAATTGTCTGGAATAATACGCGTTAATATTGTTTTTATTTGTATATTTGTTGGACGATGTAATTCAAATGTATAACACACTTTCATTAGTTCTCTTATTTTCTTGTCCATGTGGTAATTACCAATACATATTATCGGATTGATAGTAGTATTTTCCTGTAACTGTTTCTTTGTTTTTTTTTGACGTATTAGTTTAATTAATGCGGTTATGCCACCTCGGTCTCCATTATTCATGCCATCGATTTCATCCATAATTATTGCAAGTCGCCTTTCCTTTCGTTTTATCATATTCAGCACATTGCGATTTGAAACACTATTACTGTTCATTGTTTCAATCAAATTTTTGTTTCTTACATCTCCAGCATCGTATTTTATGATATCATAGTCTAATTTTTCGAGTAAATCCACTACAAATTTAGATTTTCCACAACCGGGAGGACCATATATATAAATTCCCTTTTTGTCTTTGATATTGTTGTTATTGTTCTTCAAATAATCCAATATATCTTTTATTTCATTAAATGTCCCTTCACGACCAAGTATGTCGTTCAAATCTATTTCTTTTAATAATTTATTCATTACTATTTTCGTTGTGATACAATAATGAATACATACAATTTTATATACTTTTACACCTGTATTTACTTATTACGAAAATGAACTAAAATCGGTTGTGATTGGCATATAATTGCTGGCACGATTGGATGGCAATTTGCCAAAATAGGAGTAATTATCAGTTTTTACTTGTCCGGATACATGATTTGTTCCTAAGTAAGGTGCGGTTGTTCTTTGCGTTGTTGGTTGCTGATAATTAGATTGTTGTGTTTGTTGATTATTTGGTTGTTGTGTTTGTTGAACTTGGGTAGGATTATAATTAAATAATGGAGATAAACCACCCGCGATATCTGATACAATATCTATTGTCCCCCCAGCAGCATCTCTTACCAGTCCACCAGCACCCCCAGCAGCATCTCTTACTAGTCCACCCGTTTCACCTGCCACGTCACGAACTAATCCACCTGTTTCACCAACCAGTTCTTTTGCTACTCCTCCAGTTTCTGAAATCAGATTGCTTGCTACATCACCCGTTCCTTGAACCAATCCTGTCGCCACATCACCGGTTCCTTGAACCAATCCTGACGCAATTGTTTGCCCGGTTCCGTTTGTAGTAGAACCAGTAGTGGTTGAAGAATCATTATCACCACAGTTAGAACATTTTACAGTGGTTGGGTATTCGGGAAATGCAGGACATACCGGTGGCACGATTTGTGTTTTTAATATGTAATCTTCTGATGTGCTATTTTCCGGTTCGGGTGTTGCCGATGCAGTTGTGGGTGTTTCAACAACCGTTGTAGAAGGAAGTATTTTTACCGCTTCGGTTGTATTGTAACGAACGACATTTAATAACTTGAACTTGACTTCACTTGAACTATATCCAAATATACAAACAATCGTATTCACTCCATTAGGCATATATACAACATAATTAGCACTGGTATCACCAGAATTGGATTGTGTTAGATACCAAGGGTTAAATGTAATATTATTTACTGTCATCGCATCAGTAATATCACTTGCGTTTTTAGAAATCTTGTTACGGTCATATATATTAACTGTTGTATCTGTTGTATTCAAAACTAAATTTGATGTTTTAATATCATATTTGATTTTATCATTTAATTGATATACAGAGCGATTGTTGTAATCGGTTTCAGATACAATTTGGTTCAAGTTACTTGTATCGACATTTTGTATAATAGATTTAGTTATATCTAATGGATGTATCCCATTAGAACCCATTACTTTCGTATCGTCTGAACCAAAATAAAAGGTATTATGAATATTCCACGTTACGGGAGATTCGGATGTTCTCTCAAGAACGATTATATATGTATTTGTATTCCAAGGAATGTACATGACAACTTTTTTTGTCGTATTTTCACACTGACTTGTGTAGACCCACGAATTCATACTTGGTAATATAGATGATATTAAACTCTCTTCTGTATCAATAGAATCACCTGCTACCAGACCACTTGTGTCGTATGTAACCGTAGAGTTTGATACGGTAGGATTATTTACACGTTTTGAAATGATTATACCCGTAATTGAAGTTCCATTTGAATCCATACCTACAAACGTATCGGATACAGTGACATCAGTCGGGGGCTCGGCAACGGGCTCGGCAACGGGCTCGGCAACAGGCTCGGCAACGGGCTCGGCAACAGGCTCGGCAACGGGCTCGGCAACAGGCTCGGCAACAGGCTCGGCAACAGGGACAGTAGCAGTCTCTTCATATGCTTCTCCATTCACTTCAATCAAATTGCCATTCTTGTTATCAAAATATAAGTTATCGTATAATTTGTATACATTCTTCGTTTTGGAATATTGGGGTATAAAAACACTATTTAATACAGGTTCTTCCTTTTGGAAAGCAACAAAAGACTCTTTGTTACAAAAACTACCCATCATTATGAATATTACTAAAACAAATAAGATTAGTACAAATACACTGAAACGAGTTAATTTTATATTTGGTAACTTAATATTGGGTAATTTCATGTGAATAATTCGTTATATCATATACTACGAAAATAAACTATCTTTATATTATCAAAAATTGATAATATAACAATTAAATGAATAAGACATAATAATATATAATTATGCCCACAATTAAGAACAAAACTGAAAAACCTTTATTGGAAAGATTTTATGACAATGAGAACAACAATAAATATGAATTATGTATTGATGAGGCGGGACGAGGTTGTTTGTTTGGTCGGGTTTATATAGCGTGTGTAGTATTACCTAAAAATGAAGAGGATTTTTCGGGTGTGGATATCAAAGATAGTAAAAAATTCTCGTCAAAGACAAAACTAAATGAAAAGGCAGATTATATTAAAAAACACGCAATTGCTTGGCACATAACGTATATTGAATCAGACGTTATTGATAATATTAACATACTAAAATCAGTAATGAATGGTATGCACGACTGTATACAAGAAACTATGCTAAAACATCAAATAAATATACAAAATAAAACAAAAATGGGTGATTATATGGCAGTTATAGATGGAAATTATTTTACACCGTATACCAGGTTTGATACAGAAAAAGAAATGATTTGTCAATTAGAACACGCTACTGTTGAAAAGGGTGATGGTAAATATATGGGTATCGCAGCGGCAAGTATTTTGGCAAAATCTGCGAGAGACAACTATGTATTGGAATTGTGTGAGAAATACCCGGATTTGGTTACTATGTATGGTCTTGATACGAATATGGGTTATGGAACAAAAAAACATCGCGAAGGAATAGACGAATTTGGTATTACAAACTATCATCGTCGTAGCTTTGGATGTTGTAAACAAGCAAAAATTGAAACCAGTATAGAGAACATATAACATTCATAAATTATACTATAATATGTCTGTTTCTACCAAATTTACTGTCTCGCACGTGTATTCTCTCTTTCGCTCAGTGTTATTTGCAAACCCGAATAAAATACAACTTGGTAGATGGACTATTCAAAACAAACAAAATGAAGTTGACTTGAAAGTAATGTATTCAAATGAAGACCATTGTGGTATATGCAAGGGATATATGACAACAAAAAATATCGATTCGATTGTGAATGACCCAAAAAAAGAAGAACAACTAAACGAAGAACTAATCTTATTGATTTCCTGCACACCAGAGAAATAAAATTACATCATAAATAATTCTTCAATGTCGTTTTTTTTTACATTTATATATTTGGTTGTTCTGTCATTTGTGCTATATCCAACCAAAAAATTATCATTTAAGAGAACAAATCCCAATGTATATTCTATTGGTTCTCTTTCGAATGTAAATAACTGAGAATAATTTTTTAATTTATATGTTTCGCGATCTAATACGACAAACATGTGGTAATAAAAACTTCTATTTTCGTAACTAACAATATGACAAATAAACCAGATTTCATTACCGATTACCACACCATTCGTAGAACCGCGGACATTTTTAAAAAAACTGGGTGTAGAAATATAGTGTGTATCTTCAAATTGTGTTTTATCATTGTCAGATACATAAGAACCAATCGTAATAGGAAACCAGTTGTATATTACTTTGAGTTCATTTTTATTATCAGTAAAGAGAACCCAATTTTTCTCAACCGGATTGATATTCGTTTTTTGTACTATATTACTGTAACCAACCGCGGTTTCTGATATATTTATTTTTCCGGTTTCAATACGAATTGTTTGGTCTGGTAATACACGATTCGCATTATATACAAGTTCATTGTTATGATATAGCAATCGTATATCTTCCATTCCAATATAATAATTGTCTAGGTTCTCATTATACCCTAATTCAAACTCTTCTTCTTTTGTTAAACCGCAATCTTCTATACGAAAAACAGATGTTACATTTTTAGTAATTATATTTTCACAATTTGTATATCTACCATCAGGGTTGATAAAATAATTCACATATCGCGTGTTAACAAATAACTTTGTATTTGAATTGTTCGAGCATATAGACGGGGTAGATGAATAAAAATTATTCAAATCAATATCTACTTCACAAATATTTTTATTGAGTAAGAGAACCTGATTATTATTTTGTTTCATACTTGACAATTGTTTGGCATAATACTTGTAATTTTGCAATACATTATTCTTTATATTGTCACTTGAATATGAAGTGAGTACTTTATTACAAGAATCATATATATTATTTTTCATATTGTTAGAATAAAAACCAATGATAGAGAGCTCATAATCTAATTTAAAATCATAAATATCTTTATGATAAAACAAATGGTCGGTTGATGTGTGTTTTGTTCGCTGATAGTCTGCCAACTGGTAATAATGATATGCTAAGGAATGTTGACCCTTTTTACGATAATAACAGATTATTTGATATAGGTTCTCTATTCGTTCGGGTAGTATACTATACGCCTCTAACCAATAAAACAACGCATTGGGATAATCGTTCAATCCACAATAACAAAGACCCATATTATAATATGAATACCATACTTCTTGTTTCCACCCATCCAGTGCTACACGTTTTTTATAGGTTTCTATTGCCAGTGCGTATTGTCTCGTATCCTTGTAACTATTTGCGAGATAAAATGTATATCTATCGTTATTCGGGTTCTCTATTAATCCATTTTTTAACAAACGGATATCGCGAGTAAATTTATCTTGTTTCGCACCACCGTCACCAACATCATTGATAAATAAGTGTTGTTTAGAAATCGTATTTGTAGTGTGGTTCTCTGGTAACGATAGATATTCGTGAGTTACTCCCCAATAATACATATCCTCGATATTTTTTACCAGTCGCACATTTTTATAGTACATTTGGTCTGAACCTTGTAACACATAATACACGTCTTGTCGCAATTCATTTTTAAAATCATCAATAGAGAACCCAGAACCGAATTCTAGTATCATGTCGGCGTCCAATAACAATAAATAATCGGCATTTTCTAGTCCGAAACAAGCATTTAATGAATAAGTACGATTATATCCGAAATCCTTGAATGGTTCTCTTATTATAATTCCGGGTAAGTTATTTTCTTTACCAAACTGTTCTATTAACTCTATTGTATTATCACTACTACCGGTGTCACATATACAATAACTATCAATAATAGGCAACACAGATGTTAACAGACGGATAATCACTTTACTTTCATTTTTTAATATCATATTCAAGCATATTTTAGGCATTATCAAGCATAGTTCATATAATATAATTGTTTTTAAGTTTTTATTGAAGTATAAATTTTATCCCGATATAATATAACAATACACATATCAAAATGGCATTTACGAGATTTCACGACGACCCATACCGTATAAAAAAACAGGTAGAAGAAAGCAGTTTCGCAGGTAGATATATGTTAAACACACCAGGACAAGGCATTGACATGCCATTTATGGAAGACCCACAGGTACGTCTTCAAAAATGGGGGGCGAATTTACATACAAATAGCATTAACTTGGAGAGTGATATGATGGGATTAACTCGACAAAATAATCGTGATTTACCTGAAAAAAACAATTACAAAATAAATAGTGTTCAGACCGGACGAAATTATTATAAGAATGAAACGCCATTCGTACAGGAATCGCGAGCAAGTCACCCGGCATGGATGTATAAAGATTGCGAACAGAACCGTTGGGAGTCGCCATTATTAAACCCATTGAATGGTTTAGAAAAAACATTCCACGAGAACATACAAACACGAATTTTAGAGAAGGACCATTTCAAACAACGTGTTCCAGTTGTTGAGGGAACCCAGAATACAGATTATTATCTTGCTGGAAAATCAGTTTGTATAGGTGGAACAGAAGAAGATTGTCCTGGAACATTATACACGAAAAAAATACAATAATATAAATACCTTATAAATATTATAAAGTCTATATAATATATATCTGTAATATAAATCATGGAAGTAATTGTGCCCCTATTTGCGTTATCAAGTTTTTATGTAATCAATAATCAGAATAAAAAGAAGAATAAAGATAAAGAAAGTTTCGCAAATTTACCGAATACAAATATTCCGAATCAAAATTATCCAACAGAATACCCGATTGTTTCTACTGAAACCGACCAAACAACTGAATTGTCAAATAACAATAAGTTTGGTGGTAATGGGGTATATACTGACAAATATTTCAATCAACAAACACCTGTGAGCGAAGGAAGTCCCGAGTTTTATTCAATGAGTGGTGAAAAAGTAGGCACCGGATATTTTCAACATAACAATATGGTCCCTTTTTTCGGTAGTAATTTAAGAGGCAGTATGAAATCTGAAAATGAAACAGAAGGACTTTTAGATTCTTATACCGGTTCTGGATCTCAAACTGTTACAAAATCAGAACAATCGCCTTTATTCGCACCTGACGAAAACACACAATGGGCTCACGGTGTTCCAAACCAAAGCGACTTTATACAATCAAGAGTTAATCCTAGTATGAAAATGTCTAATGTAAATCCGTTTAAAGAAGAATCTGTTGCACCTGGTTTAGGACTGGGATTTACAAGTGAAGGTTCAGGTGGATTCAATTCTGGTATGGCCGAGAGAGAACAATGGCAACCTAAGACAGTAGACAATTTACGTGTAGAAAACAATCCCAAATCTGGTGGAAATCTATTATACGGACACGAAGGTCCTGCCTTACACGCTATCAAAAATAACGCAACACCAGAACAAATGGGTGTCGTGGAAAAAAATAGACCCGATACATCGTTTGAAATGTCAAGTGATAGATGGTTTACTACTGGTGGTCTTGAAAAAGGACAAACTTCCCGTGCCGTGAATATATTAAAAAATGTAACTAGACCCGAAACAACTACAGATTATACTGGTGGTGCTGGTGCCCATAACAATGCGTCTTACAACAAGGGCGAATATATGCCTTCACATAATCAAGATTTGGGTGCGCGCCCATTTGGTGTTGCTAGTGCACCAGGTCATAATAAAGCCAATGTAAATGACCATGGTATAAACGCAAAAATGGCTTATCCTAATAATCGTAGTGCGAATAAACAAGATAGTTATTTTGGAATGGTAAGTGGAGGAATGGGATCTGTAATCGCCCCGTTACTTGACGTATTGAGACCATCGCGAAAAGAAAACGCAATAGGTTCTCTTCGTCCTTATCAAAACGCTGGAACTGCGGTTTCAAACTCTTATATGTATAACCCAAAAGACACTCTACCAACTACTATTCGCGAAACCACCGAAAATTCCAAATTCCATATGAATGTAAATTCAAATCAGAACGGAGGTGCTTACAAAGTTACTCAACAACAGGCGACTCATACTACTCGTCAAGAAACGGGAGATTTTTATTATGCAGGTGGTTCGAGTGCTGCTGCAGGAACAAAGAAAACTACCTCATATGAAGCAGGTTATAATCAACGCAATAACGATATTAAGTCTAGCACAATCGAAGGACGATTGGTAAAGGGTAACATGTCACTTTTAAATTCAGATGTAAATATGCGCGTGGCGAATAAAGACGAATACTTAAAGAATTCTCGTCCCGTTTCTGGTAATATGCCATACAAATCACCCGATGCATCTACGATGGGGAGATTAGCAGGAAATGACCGTTCTTTAAAATCAGATATTCAAACTGAACGCACTAATACTGACATATTATCTTCTTTAAATTCCAATCCATATGTGATCGACCATACAAAAGGACTATAAATAGTTTTTGTCTATATGATTATGAATATATTGTATCATAATCATCAAATCTCAGATGCTTTTGCCAAATGGACTATGATGCCAGTTGCGTTATCAGCATTATTACAATTAATAGTGAACACATTTTGACTATAGCCCAAATCACCAACCGGAACAGTAATTGTGATAACATTACCAGGGTCATTGGGATTACCCAATGGTATATTTTTTCTATCATATATTGTCCCAACAGTGATAGCATTGATTGCGTTTTTACCAATATTTAATCCTCCAACACTTAATCCATCAATTAATTTACCAGAAGGGTCCTTGGTTGAAAAAATGCCGGTATTATAATTAAATGTACCATAATTATCGGGACCTATCATATTATTTATAGGTATTTTCTCTACTGGTCCACTCCCCCAAGGAGTAAATAAAATTTTATTTCTTCCGATATTATTGGTTAATTTAAGAATAAATTTCGTTGGAAATTTATTACCACCCTGTGGGGTAATCACAATCGCACCTGTAAATGTAGATATTTCAGTGGGTATATTGATTGTTTTTTTTTCATTTACTTTGAAACTATCTTTATTTGGTGTTTGTGTAGGTTTTTTTTCCGATACGGCAGTAATATCAAATATGGTGTTACTTTTTACAGCGTCCAGATTATCATTTACTTCTGTCATAATAACATCCCACGATGTGTTTTGTATTTCTGAGGTCGGTACTTTTGATTTTAATAATCCTCTTGCACCTCTTGCACCTCTTCGTTTTGCTTCTCTCGCAGAAAGACCTTCTGTAGTTACAAAATAATTTGCTAAAATTATATATAAAAATACGATTATTAATAGAACAAGTACTATCGTTTTTGGGTTCTTGTGAAACATACTGAATTATAATATCGTTAGATTTTGTTTACAACAAACTTTTTTGTTGTAAAAAGTATTTCAATTTATAATACCTAAATAAAAACGCTCCCTGTTGGGGTTGAACCAACGACCTCAAGATTAACAGTCTCGCGCTCTACCAACTGAGCTAAAGGAGCTTAGTGTATTCTATACACATTATAATAGAATACTTTGTTTTTATATCATTTTTTTATAATTATATTTTTTATATATTAGGTCCTATCGGGATTCGAACCCGAGTTTTCAGATTCAAAGACTGAAGTGATAACCACTACACTATAGGACCTTATAAATTTTCCGACGGTGCCATTCCCAATTACGAGAAATGAGTGGTTTATAGGGTCTTCACTCATAGACCACACCCGATGAGGGACTTGAACCCTCGACCACTAGCTTAAAAGGCTAGCGCTCTACCAACTGAGCTAACCAGGTTGAAATATTTGCACAAAGTGGGGTTCGAACCCACGCAGCTTACGCTACCAGGTCTTAAGTCTGGCTCCTTAGACCACTCGGACATTTGTGCGATAGAAAAACTTATTAGGGTCGTTTTCATAACCACATGCTCAAGGGCGGAATCGAACCACCGTCAACGGCTCATAAGACCGCCGTTCTACCATTAAACTACAAGAGCAGAAGCTCCCTGCGTGAATTGAACACGCGACCTTTACATTACAAGTGTAATGCTCTACCACTAAGCTAAAGGAGCTGTGTTATTTACAATATATACATTTATACACTCACCCCTCCACATAATATAATAGGAATGTATCTTTATATTCATTTTTATATATTATTATTATTTGAAATTTATTTTCTCAATAGAGTGAGTGTATAGTTCCATAGGTGTCGGCAGACAATATACATCAAAATACAAAACAAATGGAATACGTTGAAAATCATGAAACCCATGATAGAGCTGAATATTAATAGTAGTAGTGGACTACTAAAGATGAATGTTGATAGTACTAGAAACATTTTAGGTGTTACTTATTGTGATTTATATTGTGATTCATATTGTGATTTCTAAAACGAATCAATTTTTTTACGATTATGGTTTTTCTACTACGTCAATCATTGGCGGTTGCCGAGAATAGAAGTTTATTATTGGGTGCGGTCATGCTTATTTACATATTATTATTTGAAATTTATTTTCTTAATAGAGTGTATAATACTATGGAACGTGGACTTGTTATGTTACTACATTCAGTAATAATTGGTATTTTACTATACGCGATTATGGTTTTTCTACTAGGTCAATCACCGGCGGTTGCCGAGAATAGAAGTTTATTATTGGGTGCGGTCATGCTTATTTACATGATCTTATTTGGTCATGGGTTACCTACTCGCATAAATAAATCTGTACTATAGACACAATACACCATAAAAAATATATTTTTTATTTTTTATGATTTCATATACACATTTAGATGGGAGTATTCAATAATTTACACATATTGACCGCTTCGAGGTTATATTCAGGCGTTTCTAATAATCGTTTTATCATATCATCATCTCTAAACCGAATAGTGTAATCTTGTTGAACGTTATTTCTTCCAATACGACCCATTGCTTGTAGCGTTTTTTGTTGGGTCATTTTAGTTAAATCTTTACCAATCATACCATGACAGAATTGATAATTGGTTCCGTATATATAATCTGTATCTGCTATAATAATAAACAACCTTTGTTCGTCCGCCAATCGTTTCATTATTTCCATATATTTTACGTTTAGATTATCAACAAATAGACCGATTCCCAACATCAATAACACTTTCAATTTATTATCTATATCCAAAGACATTATATCTTTCGCAGTATCCGTATCTATATTAGAGACGAATACGTTTTCGTTCTTTGTATTAGAAGACCATAAATCTAAATGAGTCTTTGTATTAGGAACATATTTACTATCTAATGTAGTCAATTGAATTTTTTTTCGTAATTTATTAATTTCAGTCAACAGTTTAGTGGTTTCATTAGACATCTTACCTGTATCACGCTTTGTATCATTATCTGTTGTATTTGATTTTTCTTCCAATGCGGTTATAGTGTTCTCGATTACATCGATTTTCTTCGCGACTTCATCATTTTTTGTAATATTTTCCAAAATCCGTTGAAATTCGTGGTCTGGTATCTTTGACTGTTGAATATAGAAGGTTCCAATCTTATATGCGTTTTCAGTCAAGAATATAGTTGGACCATCAGTAACCGTATATGCGTCACTTGTCGTTAATAATAACCCATTTGTTGCAGAAGTAGCATTATTTGTCTTAAACTTCATTTTCTTCGATTCTTGACTGAATGTATATAAACTACTCCAAGAATCAGGTTTAATATGCAACAATAATTCCAAATAATACGTTTTTAATCGGTTCATTGTAATTTCATTAATACTTCCTTCAAAATAATTGTTGATGTAATACGTTTCGTCAATCATTTTGTTTTCATTCACGTATGTGACAAACTTAATAATCTCTCGTAAATCGAAATAACGGAGGATTGTTTTATTTTGATTACAGTATTCGGCACACGCGCGTAGTTCATCATATGTATTATATAAATTATGCGGTAAAACATAGTATCCTTGCTTATCAATGATTGGAATCGATTTACGACAATCATAACTGGTTACATTATATACTTCGGCATCAACAAACTTGCTTTTAAAATCAGCAAATACCGGTTGTAATTCATTATTAGCTGGCAATGTAGCACACGACAATATCATATTTGGTATTTGGTTCTCTACCCAATTTCTATGAATCACAGCATGCAACGCATGATCTTCACTATCAAGCGTAATAGTGGGTTCATCCCAATATGTTATAATTTGTTCGGCAGGGTTAAACGCCAACATATAATGCATTGCTGTGAGATATGACTGGACATCACATACCATAATTTCTACATTATCACCTACACTATTATCTACCTTACCGATACCACCAGAACGCTTGTTTCGTGTATAATCAATCGCAGAGTAATAATGGAGTCGGATATCTTCGGCACTCGCACAACCAAACGCAAACGCAATCTTCTTACCGATCGATATTGATGCCTTCGCAAGTGCTAAACCAATATGACGGGCAACACATACAAATATCACCCTATACTTACTGGATAGACCAACCGGGGTTATTGTTTTACCGGTTCCGGTCGGTGCTGTATATAATACAAACTTGGGAATATGGGTTTCTTCTGGTTGCTTGAATAAACTGAATATTTCTTTTTGATGATTATACAACGCCATATCTTCATATTCCAACAAGTATTTATTGCGTTCAATAAATGAGTAAGCATTATAGATTACTTCATTTGGCTGTGTAAATGTATTTGCGTATTCGATTACTGAATTTGTTACCTTTAATAATACACGATTGATATTGCGTATAGACGACTTTTGTAATTGCATCAATGTATACAGATTAAACGCATACTTGATATTCCGGTTAGAAATGTTTTCTATCAAGTTACATAGCAATTCCAAGACAACAAAGTCAAATATATATTGCGTATTTGTTTTTATATTTTTATCAAGATTTTGGATACGCAGATTATCAGCACTTTTTAATGCCTTTACACTACGCACAGAGGTATTATTGTCATTTACTATTTTTTTTATGGTTTCATCATTATTTTTATCACTATTTTTACGTATTGTTTCTTCAAAATATTTATTATATATCATTTGTTCTATTTCATCTGTTTTTTCAATCTTTACAAAGGAAAGCAAAGACGTGTGTTTGTTATATTTTTCATTTACATTATGAAATCCATTACAAATCAAATTCAAAACCGACTTTTCATTTTCGGTTACAGGTACTTCAATTGTTTCCCATTCCGCGCGCGATAATTTACTTTGTGTTAGGTCCATATTACTAATTGTTTCCTTTATAAACAATATAATAGTTATATTCAATTTTATATATACATTTTTAAATAATTCATACATAAATACAAATATATGTTTTATGGTCTTTTTAAAAGAAAATTCAAAAAAATTTCATTTGAAGATATGCAATATATAATACAGAATGGAAATAATCAATATATTATAATCAATACATTACCAATCACGGAACAACAATGTTTGATTAAAAACACGATTTCATATCAAAAAGAAGAGAGTTATATTAATACACTTATCGAAAGTTATAACTTCGATAAGAATAAGATCATTATATACGGTAAAAATAATAATGATGCGGATGTAGAAGACAAGTGTAATAAACTATGTGGGCTTGGATTCACCGAAGTATATATGTACACAGGTGGATTATTTGAATGGTTATTACTTCAAGACATATATGGTAAAACGGAATTTCCAACAACTACTAATATTATCGATTTATTGAAATACAAACCAATGCGCGAATTATGCTGATGAATAATGATTCAAATTTTCTTCACTTAGTTCAACCACGCGTTCTTCGTGGGGTATCATATAATCCTCGTCGACATAGTTAAACTGTATCTTACGAGTCAAGTAAGCGGATAAAAATACGTTCTCTTCCGTGTTTGCTATTTTGTATACATCTCCTAATTTACTTGCCAAGAACATGACATTGGTTATAAATACAGTTGTTGTTTTATCATCCAAATATTGGTCGTATACACTGATACCACTAAAAATGCTATTCAATATAAATGACCCAACCGCTACATAACTCAAATTTTTATACATTTTATCATTATTCAATATTTGTTGTTTTTTATTATCGGGTAACAACTGTAAAGCTCTTCCAACTGAATCATTATCTCTTGGATGTTCTTTACTTACGTCTAAATATTCGATTAAATTATTTTCTCTTGATACTTCGGTAAAATATAAACACGAAAAACAGATAAAAGTAAATATATTCATAGCAAAGTTAATGTTTATAACCGGATTACTTGATACTATGTTTTCAGTCATACCACAAATATGGTCGCCACAATTTTGAGGAACAAATAAAATTAACATTGTTCCCATTAATACACGGTAGATTTCAAACAAAAATGCTGTTGTTACATTCATTCTTTGTGTGAAATCCTGGTCGTTCTGTTTTTCTTTTATTTGTTCAAAAATTGACGAACGGCGGGGGTTTTCTTCTTTCAATTCAATTTCACTCACTTTTGTATCTTTCATGACACTTATATATACTTATATTATATATAATTTAGACATATGACAAGTGTGTTACGCAAAATTATTGGCTAAATAACAAAAATTGAATTTAATAATTTACTATTTGTATTAGAATTATTATAAACCATTTAGTTATATACGAATATAATTATGTCTCAACCTATTATTATTTCAATTGAAGGAAACATTGGAACCGGTAAAAGCACCATCGTGCAGGAATTACAAAAACGTTATCACAATTCACAAGAAATCATTTTCGTAAAAGAACCCGTTGATATTTGGGAAACAATTAAGGATAAAGATGGTCGCACCATTATAGAAAAATTTTACGAAAATCAAGCACAATACGCGTTTCAGTTCCAGATGATGGCTCTTACAACCAGATTATCCGTATTACGAAAAACAATTCAAGAAAATAAATTATGTAAAGTTGTTATTTGTGAACGCTCAATAGAAGCTGACCGAAATATCTTCGCAAAGATGTTATATGACGACTGCATTATAAGTGAAATAGATTATAGCATTTATAATTTATTGTTTAAAGAATATATTAATCAGTTTAACATTGATGGATTTGTATACATCAATTCCACTGCCGAAACGTGTTACAATCGTGTAACAAAACGGTCCAGAACCGGAGAAAATAATATTGAACTATCTTACCTTGAAAAATGTAAAAAATATCACGACGATTGGCTATGCGATTTAGACCGCAAAGAACCAATGAGTAAGCCGGTTATAGAAATTGATACCAACGAAGATACTAACTATGACATGAATGATGATAATGATCCGGGTAATAAATGGATACAACAAATCGAATCATTCATTACTTCTATTACTAATGATTTTGATATCCGGGCACATTTACCTATATCTGAATCTAAAAATAGCGTGTTGTAATTACTCATTAAATTTTACTATGATTTTTACGGTTTCTTTTTTTATACATTTACACGCAGATAACGATAATTCTTCGCGTTTCTTTCTCGTCTTCGATAACGCGGTCTCAGGAATTTCGGTAGAACTCCGATTTTTTGAAGTGCTATTACGTTTATTCATATCATTTTCGATATCAGTATAATTTTCAGTTATATATTCAATTATCTCATTTTCTATCGCCCATTTGAAGAAATTCATTTGACCTATCGTCGTTTCGATGGTTTGATTTTCATTATAAGGCATGCTTATTCGTTCCCAACGACAAAATGGGTCAAATCTTTTCTTTGAATACGCTTTTAGTTTTAATTTATAGTCGTTATACACTTTAAATCGACGTTTTTGAGTTTGTTCGCTATTCAAATCATATACAGTATAATATTTCTTTGAAAAATTAGTAACAAACCAGTCCACTATACGAAGTGATATCTTAGTATTCCCATTGATAACCCCAATCATTTTAGATAAATGTTCGGGATTTTTATAAAATGCCATCAAATTTGTTAGTAATAAATTATTTTGCGTATTTATTGTGTTTGAACGATACATTATATTTAAGTATATAAACGGTGACACTTTTAACTATTTTTTTCACTATAACCTTTTTTGAATTCAATATTGGATATGATATATGAAATTGTTATTAGATATATTACCAATGCAATCGGCGCAAAACTCAAATCGGCAAATATCATTGTTACAAGTATCATATCATACGGTTTATGTTTTTTTCATTGTGTAATGTATAGGATGTTATCATACAACGAATCATTCGATGTTATTTTACTAGGCTTACTCGGATATTCATGCATTACTATTTTTATGAACGGAGAACAGTTACTTGGACTTATGAAAAATCGTTCTACTAAAATAGAATTCTTTGTAGGCATTTTGCTTATAATTGCGGTTTTTACAGTATATTGGTTCTTCCGTAAAAAACTTAATGACGCGAATATTGAAAGCCTGACTGATGAAGAAAAAACACATTACGTTGAATTGAAAAAGAAATTGGGAGATTTGAAATTCGGAATTGTGACTGGATTATCGGCAATTGTTATTGGTTCTCTCGCACTTATAAATAAAATCATTCCGGGATTCTTTATTACTCTCGTCATCAATTATTACGCATCCATACATCTATAATTTACAAAAAAATAAGGTACGCATTTATTTTTTTGTTTTTACACCACTTTTGTCCTTTGTTTTCGTGTTTTCATTGAAACACAACGATATTTACTATTTCGCTTTTGTGTTGGTTTGCAAGGTTTCACGCAACGTTTTGTAAATGGGTTATAATCCTTCTTTTCTTTTATACATTCTCTCAAAATAGAATTTGGTTCTCGTCGCTTGATTGTTTTTTTCATATTCACACAGCGGTAATTTTCATTTCTCACCTTTCCAGTATTACACGCATTTACACATTTCTTCGTTTTAGGGTTGAAGTCAGGTCTATTTGACGGACAATCTTTAACTGGTGTGTAAAACTTATCACTCTTTAATGATAATTGTTCTGCCTTCTTTATAATTTCTAGAGAAGGTGTAGGTTGTTCACTATTATATATACCGTATTTTTTCAATAGTCCTTTGTATCTCTCTTCTAAATCGGTTAATGAATCGTTACGTGTAAATACATTCATGTCACTATATTCCAAAAATAGTAAATAACTTTCTTCCAAAAAATCTTTCTTTTCTTTATAGTGCTTTCGTACTTTCAAATCATTCATTATGTTACGTAGAGCCAATCCCAAACAATAACTATCAAATGAATTCGCTATATCCTTTATAAACGTTCTATACCCACCTACTTCTTTATACACTTTTCTGTATAATTTACACTTCTGCAATATTTGATAACTAATTTTATTCGCACAACTATTTTCAGGTGGAAAATACGACCAACTTTCTGCCATTTCATTTACACTCTCTTTACTGTTTTTTATAAATTCACTTTTATTTACCATCAAACCAAAATCAATGAACTTTATTTTTCCAGTTTCCACATTATAGACTATATTTCCACCTTTTATGTCCTGATGTATAATATCATTATCGTTGAAGAATTTAACTCCTTTTATTAACTCCAATATGGAAGTTAAAAATCTATTTTTTTCTTTGTTCTCTAATTTTGGAAAAATATTCGATGTAAAGTTATCTAAATCTAATCCACCATTCTCTAACAATAATAATGCTAAATCATTGGGATTCTCTTTATAAGTTGTTCTCACACGAGTTCCATTGCATTCACGCACTATATTGGAAAATTGCATTCCAAATTTCGCCTCACATAATATGGGGAAATCCAATGTATAGTTCTCTATACCAGGTATTTTTTTCAATTTTCTATATTCTTTCAATTCATCTTTCGCGTCCTGTTTTCTCATTACCTTTGAGACCTTATTTATAGTATCCTGTGGGTTTTTACACTCAAGTGCTGGTTCTACTACACAACCATACGTTCCTTCTCCTACGATTTGTCTTTTTATTTTTATCGTCATTACTATGTAACGAGATTTTATCTTACACTTATTAAAAAATTGATTTAGATATATTTTTATTATACACATTAGCACTATGGAGCACTATGAAGACCGAATAAAACTATTAGAAGCCGAACTACTATCTACCAAACAAGAGTTAGAATCTACCAAAAAACACTTGAAACGATATACCGCACCTGCTTATAAAAAGGAATATTACCAGAATAATAAAGAGGCGATATTAGAAAAATCCAGGTTAAATCCTACTCCTGTTGAAAAACGAAAAGAATATAACCGTATCGCATATTCACGACGAAAGGAAAAACTCGAAAAAGAAAAAGAAAAAGAAAAAGAAAACGAAAACGGCAATACTACTATTTAGGAAATTGATAATAGTAGAGAACATACTTAAAGATAAAATCTAAGTATACTATAATGGGAGGTCCAAGTCCAAGATGTATTCACGATAGAGTCCGGGCTCGTTGTGTAGAATGTGGAGGTTCAGGTATTTGTATTCATAAGAAACGAAGAAACAGATGCAAAGATTGTGGGGTAGGTAGTCAATTATGTAGTCATGGTAAAGAAAAGAATGACTGCGTAGAATGTGGTGGCACTTCTATCTGCGAACACGGAAAACGAAGAAGACGATGTGTTGAGTGTGGTGGGGCTGCTATTTGCGAACATAAAAAAAATAGACAAAATTGTTTAGAGTGTAAAGGGTCATTGTTTTGCATTCACGACAAGAAAAAGACCAGATGTAAAATATGCGACGGAAAAGAATTATGTAAAGCACCATTATGTGAAACAAGAGGTATCAAAAAATACGAGGGATACTGTTTACCTTGTTGCATTCATTTTTGTCCCGATATACCTATTTCGCGAAATTACAAAACAAAAGAAAATGATGTCGTAGACCACGTGAAAAATAAATTTCCGGATTTGTCTTGGGTATGCGATAAAACAGTCCAAGGTGGTTGTTCGAAGCGTCGTCCAGATTTACTGTTAGATATGGGTTCACATATTGTTATTATTGAAGTAGATGAAAATAAACACGATTCTTATGATTGTTCTTGTGAAAACAAACGACTTATGGAAATTTCACAAGACCTGGGACATAGACCTATTGTGTTTATCCGTTTCAATCCGGATAACTATGTTAACGCTGATGGAAAAAAGATTGGTTCTTGTTGGAAAGTAAATGGATATGGTGTTATGCAAGTGTCTAAGATAACAGAGTGGGCGGAAAGAATAAATACATTATTATTGCAAATTCAATATTGGATTGATAACAAACCAGAAAAAACGATTGAAATGATTGAACTTTACTATTAATTTATAACTTTTGTTATAGATTAATTATTTTACAATGGTATAATTTTTTATTTGTTTTTATAAAGAATGATTTGCGGATAGAATTTTTATTTGTTTTTATTTGTTTTTATAAAGAATGACTGCTTAATACAGCACGATTAATTGCTATACGCGATGCCGGCCATGCCCGACATTACGCGTAGGACGTTATAGTTAACGGCGTAAACACGAACCTTGGCAGTAGCACTTCCGGAAACGGTACCGGCAGAAAGAACAAGCTGAAGAACGGCGTTGTCAATTCTGGAGAAGTTGCAGCTGCCAGAAGGCTGGTGCTCCTCGGGGCGAAGGGCGAAAGAGTAAACGTTCACACCAGAATCGGGGGCACGGGTGTGGTGTTGGAAAGGCTGGACTGTATCGAAGTAAGAACCCTCACGCTCGGAGAAGCGGTCCTGACCGTTAAGCTGAAGCTTGGCGGTGACAACGGGATTCTCACCCCAACAGTGCATGTCAAGGGCGGTCTCGGCAAGAACGAATGTTCCGGCATCAGATAGACCTTGGGTGTCAGTGACAAGGGCGTTACCCTCAGCGTTGAATAGACCAGAACCATCGATCATGTTGCTAGCATCAGAGGTCTCGGTATCGGCACCACCGAAGGCACTGACAGAGTTGGGTAGAGCATCGATGGCATCGGTGTAGTTAAAGGGTTGGGCGCCAAGAGTCTTATATAGAGTCTCGCCACCAACAAGAGAGTTACAGTAGTCAACGTTGGAATCAGGCTGAACGACCCAGATAAGCTCCTTACAGGGGTGGTTGAAGTTAAGCTTGATCTTGTTGGAAGAAGAACCAACAGACTCGTCACCAGTGAACTGAACCTGCTCGATTAGATACTCGTGGGGGTTCTGTGCCATCTTGCGTCTCTCGTCGGTATCAAGGAAGATATAGTCAACGTATAGAGAGGCAGCAACTAGAGATTGCTGGTAGGCATTGGAAACAGATTGAGAACCAGAAACTCCGTCCATTGAGGAAACAGCCCATAGACACTCGCCAATAGGACGGAAATCAATGTTGATCTTAACCTCGTGGTATTGAAGAGCAATAAGAGGAAGAGCAAGTCCGGGGTTACGGCAAAACCAGAACTGAAGAGGAACGTATAGGGTAGTCTCGGGAAGAGCATTACGGGGAGCACAAACCTGGTTGGGAGCACCGGAAGCGGCACAAGGTCCAGAAACACCAGCGAATCCGGGCTCAGTGACGTATGTAAGCTGAGTGGTGTTACCAATCATCTTGAAGTAACCAGCCTGTTGCTCCTTGGATAGAGTTAGCTGATTCCAGATGTGCATCCAGTCACCGTATTGACGGTCGATTCTCTGACCTCCGATCTCAACCTCGACCTGAGCGACCAATTGCTCTCCAATGAAATCTAACCAACGGGCATACACATCATTAGCGTTCATGTTCTGGTTAATCTCGGGAAGAGTAACCTGAAGATAGGTGCGGTAGGCAAGATCACCATTTCTGCTAATAGTACATGTGACGCGACGACCGAAGTCAGCCTGTCCAGAGAAAGTCTGCTCAATAGACTCCATAGCGAAGTTGGTGTGGCGTCTGTATGACACCTTCCAGAAAGTAATCTCGGGGGTTCCAGTAAGGAAAACGTCTTGGGCTCCGTAAGCCACTAATTGCATTAAACCACCGGCCATAGCTAATTATATATATTAGAGATAGAAAATAATTTCAAATAATACGCGTTTTAATTGATTTATTTTTTTTGTTACAAGTTAATTTGCTAAATATTTTATGGTATAACAATTACAATTTGTAATACAAAATCACAAATTGTATAATAGGAATAACAGATTTTTCTATTCCTAAATTAGTGGGGGTATTTCAGTGAGATCTGGGGTCACTGTTTCCCATACAGAAACAAAGACTGGGTCGGTTGATAATCCATCAGACCACCCCATTCCTGGTGCGTATTTATTACATTTCATATATTTCGTATGATTTACAAAGTGATTGTCGTGTAGTGTTTTTGTAAAATATTCCAGATCTTCTTGTGTATTGAAATCGTGTTCTATTATGACAAGACGTATACCATCTAACAAATTGGGGAAACTTTTCAACATGGAAACAAAATTTCCTTCATTATCTATTACTAAGACACTAAAGTCGATTTTATATTTTTCACATAACTCATTATATGTAATAACATTGACTTTTGTAGAATTTGGTAAAGGGTCTGTAAAAGTATACCATCCCAATGAATATAGCGGTGTTTCTGATATCGCAGAAAATTCAACTTGAAATTGTAGCAAATTATTATCACGATTCAATAACAATTGATTTGCTTCTATTAACGAAGGTTCTACTACTACATGGTTCGTTTTATCTTCTAAAATTGTATTTATTACGCAGGAATTTCGTCCCAATGAACCACCGAACTCCAATACACGGTCATCTTCTCGTATAAACTGACACGCCATCAATTGTTCGGGAATTTCATTACACAGTTGTTCAATTGGCTGAAAATGAGTTAATTTTTCATGAATTGGTTTCAGTTTTTTCAAAACTATTTCATCTATTTCTGAATCTAACATTTTTACACTTACCCATATCTACTATATCGTTTTTAAGTTTTCATATCACTAAATAGTTTAACTATTCAAGAAATTCGTGGAGGTAATATTATCAGAAATAAATGTTTCTAAATAATTCTCTTGAAAGAATTCTTGTCGTTGTTCATGCTTCTTTGAAAATACATAAGTATCATTGTTTTTTTTCACAGTCCATCCTTTTTCTAATGCGTTTGTCAAAAACAACATTTTTTGAAAGGTATGTTTTTCGATTTTTATATTAGTAGGTAACTCAAAATTCATTGGTTGCGGATGAACTGTACTTGTCATTTGTATACAGTGGAAGTATGTATATTTTCATTCATACCAACGAATTCAGCAAAATTGAAAGTTTTTTATACATTATATAATAGTATCTAATTACCTCATTCGAATTCCACGTTTGTATTACACTATGGATTCGTTCATTTACATTTTCGTTATATTGATTTCGCTATATTCGATTGTTTATAGTGAGTTACCATTTATAACTCTCTTTTCAAACAAAATATTTACTACAGATGTATCTCACGATAATACTACCCCGACGAATAAAATTGACCCGTATTACGACTTGAACTTACAAATAGCACTGCAACACGTTATACAAGCATTTCAACAAAATCCCGAACCCAATATTGATCTACACGCTCTTATTGGATATGCAAACCGATTGGAAACGCGACTAGATCATTTATATGAAATAAACGAAAGTGTCAATTACGATGAACGAATTTTATATGAGGAAAAAATGAATATCATACAACATTCCAATTTTCGCGGGAGTGATTTACTGCATCATAATATAAATGAAACGAAAGAACTTATTACTATTATCACAAATATTACAAAACATTATCCAATACAAATGTAATTATAAACCTTCGGTCTTTGTATTTTTGTATTTTTTGTTTTTACAGATTTCTACATAAACCTACATAAAAACTCATTTGTAATATTCTCTATCACAATCGGTTCTCCATGTCCAAGAAAAAACCACCCGTTAATTATTCCATTGATGAAAAACATATAGAGATATTAACCGGATTTGAAAAGAATGAAACTGAAATTATACCTTCGTTACGCTCTGAAAAGGAAGAATTAAAACGGAAAATCACTTCATTACATAAGAGACAAACGGGTGAATATATGGAATATCGCGACCGTATCTTTGAAATTAACCAACAGATCAAACAACTTCGTAAAACAGAGAAAAGTTATTTGTTAGAGAACTCACCTTTCATTTTTGATTACTTTGAACAAAAAAAACAAATTTCGGCTACGGTTGAATCGTTGACCTCTTCCGCAAAAGCAATTCACTCTTTCTTTAAAATCAAAACGAACTCGAATCAACACGAGAATATATCCATGTCCAAATACGACCATTCCAAGAGAAATTATCAACAATATTGGCGAAATGTCACGAATGAGTTGACGAATCAAAGTGATTATTTTATAAATACTGACGTATGTGATATTTGTAATACAGGAGAACTTGTTCCACAAGATGAAGAAGGTATACTTATTTGTAATAATAAAGATTGTGGTCGTTTTGTTACTTATATTGTTGACAATTCAAAACCGAATAATAAAGACCCACCAAATGAAGTCTCGTATACCGCATACATACGCCTTAACCATTTTAAGGAGATATTATCGCAATTCCAAGCAAAGGAAACTACACAAATTCCAGAAGATGTCATTAACGCAATTCGCGCACGAATAAAGAAAGAACGTATTGTTGACTTGAAAACCATTAATTATGACAAAATGCGCGAAATTCTACGTAAACTCGGTCTGAATAAATACTTCGAACATATACAATACATCAATTCTCTTTTTGGTATCAAACCGCCCGTGATGAATGAAGAACTTCACGAAACCCTTTGTGTTCTCTTTATTGAAATTCAAAAACCGTGGGCGGTCCATTGTCCTCCTAACCGAACCAATTTCTTTAATTATACATATACTCTCTATCAACTATGTGTGCTTCTCGACCAAACACAATATTTACCCTATATACCCATGATGAAAGACCGGGAGAAACAATTGGAACAAGATATGATATGGAAGAAAGTGTGTAATGATCTGGACTGGTTTTTCTTTCCCTCGGTATAAGCTACATTCATACGAAGAACCTATATAGAAACATTCATATTGTTATATATATTAGAATGAATTATCCTTGTGATATGGGGGTTGAGTATAATGGGGATTTTGAATATCGCGCCACTTTACGTAATTTATTTGTTATGAATTCAGATAAATTTCCTGAAATTACAAATCCAGATATTGACACAGTCACTCGCGACGAAGTCGAATATGACGATGAAACGACCAGTCAATTCATGGATTTCGTTTATTCAAATACAAAAACAGACCCCGTTTTTATTGAATTATATACAAAAGCCGCATCCTTTATGTTTTCAGAAGACCCTGAAATTGGACTTGCTGTGTTGTTTAGTTATGATTATTTGACTTTATTTCATCCTTGTCTTTCTCATTTTTTTAAACATAATACTCTTTCTCGTGAAAACCCACAATATATTGGTCTATATAACAAACTTTTTACCAAGTAAAACAAATTATAACAAACACGTTTTGTTATAATCATTAGTCGCGCAGAGGGCGCTGGTGTTTCTCTATTATCAATGGCTCGGGGATCATTGTGGGCAGTTTGTCTATCACATTCAGTGATTGCAATGGTTTGATATCTGGTTTCACCGGTGTTTGGGGATTTACTAAATTAGTTGAACCGATACCCAATAAACTTGATTCTATATCACAAGAATTATGGGATAAATTTGACGATGCTACCCTTCCTGATAATAACCCGTTTCCTGCGAAAAATGTTTCCAATGGTTTGCCATTTCCGCCATTCTCATATGTCAGATATTCCATTCTTTGAATATGCGATTTCTGTTCTACTTGATAATCGCCACGATTGTTTTTATTTCTCGTTGATGCCATTTACTATACCTTTATATTTTTTTATTAGTGATTCGCATTATCAGTCTTCTTCTTCTTCTTCTTCTTCTTCTTCTCCTTCTTCTTCTTCTTCTTCTTCTTCTTCTTCTTCTTCTTCTTCTTCTTCTTCTTCTTCTTCTTCTTCTTCTTCTTCTTCTTCTTC